GCACTATCTCGTGATCGGGAGTGCGAGGTCTCCCCAGTGCTGAGGGAGATCGCCGGCTCCAACATGGTCCGCGCGGACTCGATCCAGGATGCCGGGGTCGTCGAACTTGCGGCAGCCGCGTCGGCCGCGAGTTGACGGAAGACGCAATATGCGCAACGTTCGCAACACGCGCGATTCGCGCATCACAGACGGAGGGTTAGGAATGAACGACAAGATGGGACACGTGACCTCGAACATGAGGATCCGGCTGACGCAGCTGGGCCTGACGATGACGCAGCTCGAAGAGGCTTCCGGGATCACCCGGCAGCACATCCACCGGGCGGTCACTCGTCCGGCGAACCGGAAGGTCCAGACGATCGCCAAGATCGGGCTGTTGCTGTTCTGCCCGGTGCAGGCGCTGTTGTCGTCTGACCCGTCGGACGTGACGCGGCAGCCGTTGCCGCCGCCGACGTTCCTCGACTCGTTGCGCCGTCACCGGACGGCCTTCGGGCTGGAGCGGAACGCCAAGCCGGTCGAGTGGGATCGGTTCGTCGCCGTCGTGCTCGACGACTGGCGGAACACGGAGACGGCGCGACCGGTCGAGGAGTGATCGGAGGCGGATCAACTGACGGACGAAAAAGAGGGGAAAATGCACACGATCACGAACAGCGAGCGGTCGACGGCGACGTGTCCGCATCGGTGGCTGCTTCAGTACGGGCTCGGGATGCGGTCGCGGAAGCGCGTTCGCGCGCTCGATCTCGGGTCGTTCTTCCACGAGGGGCTCGATGCGTACTACGGGCAGCCGTGCCCGGCAGGCACGCAGGTCGAGTTGCGTGACAGGCTGGCCGATGCGCTGGTGGCCGTCGACCGGGCGTTCACGAAGGAAACGGCCAGTTCGCAGGGAGCGACCGACTCGATCGATCCGGGAGAATACCTGTCACCGGACCAGATCGAGGAGATGAGGGAGCACGCGGAAACCGCGAAAATCCTGCTCGGCATGTACCATGCGCAGTGGAGCGTGGACGATTTCGTCTTGCTCCACAACGAGCAGTCGCTGTCCGCGAACGTCCGCACATTCGCCGGCAATCGGTCGACCCGGACGAAGTTCGGCGGGAAGGTCGACAAGGTCGTTGAGCTCAACGGCCGGGTCTTCATCGTCGAGCACAAGACGACGAAGACGCCGCTCGTTGACTGGTACGAGAAGAACCGGCGAAGCCCGCAGGCACGCACGTATGCGTGGCTGCTGTGGGAGGCTGGAATCCACGTCCACGGAGTGATCTGGGACCTCGTCCAGTCGGTTCCGCCGAAGCGGTGGGATGCGTTGCCAGTCCTGAAGGACGGGAAGCGTCTCGCCAAGACAGCCGGGTTGCCGTGGACGACGGCGGACGAGTTCGAGATCGCGGTTCGTCAGGTCGGGTTGACCGGTCTCGGACGAGACGGAACGATGGACGATGCGGACTGGTACAGCGAGACACACGAGCGCTTGAAGGCTCGCGACAAGTCGGGGTTCTGGCTGCGTCGAGAGGTCGAGCTGTTTTCGGATGAGGAGATCGACCGCATCGGCGAGGAGCTGTACCGCGACGCCACGAAGCTGCGTCGTTGGCGCGAAGCGACGGACGAAATCAGGACGAAAATCCTGGCCGCTCCGGACGCGAAACGCCCGGAAATGGTCGAGGCCGCCCTGAAGGACATCGGGACCGATTTCCCACGGGCCGCGTCGGTGTGCTGGCAGTACAACCGGCTTTGCCCGTATGCCTCGATCTGTCATTCGTGGAGTCGGTACGACGTGCTCGACTTCCGGTTCACGTCATCCGTCGGCGGGCACGACGAGCTTGACCTCGAACAGCCACCGACGGAATGATTGATTGACAACGGAATCAAACTAGACTACAACGGAATCAAACAAGGCGTCGGGCCTTGTGTGCAAAGGAGGAAGGCGATGAGAGTCGGACGTGCGAGTGAGACGTTCCAGCGGCGACCGGTGCTGAAGGTCGCTGTGTTGGGGGCGAGCGGGGCCGGGAAGACGGAATGGGCGGCGCGTTCCCCGCGTCCGCTGATCCTGCTGACCGAGCCGCAGGGCAAGGCGTCGATCGTGGCTGCGTGCCACGATGCGATGGTGATCGACATCGAGACGTGGGATGACTTCCGCGGTGTGATGAACGCCGTCAAGGTCGCGAACTATGTCACGATCGACGGTGGCGAGCCGGCCTTGGAGGCCACGATCGACGGTCACACGATCGTGTTCCAGACGCTCGTCGTGGACTCGTTCACCGACCTTCAGCGCCTTATGATCAATCGTGTTGCCGGAGTCGAGTCGGGGGCGCGTGATCGCCTCGACCTCGACGGCGGCGCGATCAACATGGGGTTCGAGAAGTGGGGCCTCGTGACCTCCGCATGCGAGTCTGTTTGGGCGCAGCAGCGGAACCTGCCGTGCAACACGGTCTTCCTCTTCCTCGCGGAGGAGAAGATCGACGACGCGCAGCAGCGATCGATCGTCCCCATGCTGAGCGGGCAGAAGTTGCCCTACAGCATGGGGCAGTACTTCAACGCGGTCGGTCTGGCGGCCGTCCGACGGCTCGGCGATGGGTCGTCCCAGCACGTGATCCGGTGGTCCGTCCCCGGATCGCCGACGAAGCCCGCTCCGGGCTGGCCGACGCTCACGGTCAACACTCGGACGCCGGGGCAGACGACGCTCGGGTCGCTGCTGGCGTTCTCGTATCCCGGCCTCATGACGGCGCGCGAGCCGGATGACGACGCGTCGTTCGTGCAGGGTGCTTCCGTGCATGTCGAGCCCGCGCAGGCCCAGCAGACCAGCCCCGCGCAGGCCGCCGAGCCATCTGCGCAGGCACCCGCTCGCCGACGTCGTGTCTGACGTCGGGAGCACATCAACCATCCCAGGAAATCCGGGGAAATCAGAGGTGGAAAATGCAGATCAATCCGAATGACAAGGCGTGGGACGACAAGATCGTGCAGTCCGCGGCGCTCCCCGATGGGGAGTACGTCGTGTTCATCAGCGATGCGAAGGTCGACGTCTCCAAGGGCGGCACGAAGAACATCGAGATCGAGTTCACGGTCCACGACCCGGCGAGCAAGTTCCGGGGCAAGTCGCTGCGCTTTCAGCGCTTCTGGCTGACTGAGAAGGCGCTCCCTCGGCTCGTGTCTCTGCTCCGTGCGGCTGGCGTGAGCCACGCGTTCAACGCCGAGTCGGAGAAGGAGGTTCACGCCGCGCTCCTCGACAAGATCCTGCGGATCAAGGTCTCGACCAAGAACGAGGAGTACAACGGCGAGAAGCGGTTGAAGACCGAGGCCGGGTTCTTCGCGAAGATCACCGCTGCCGACCGCGCCCGCCTCGTCGAGGAGTACGGTCCGGAGATGCTTCCGCCTGTCGATGGCAGTGCGCCCGGAGAGCCCGCCGCGCCCGGTGGTTTCGACGACGACATCCCGTTCTGACATGAACGCCTGAGGGGAGGTGTTTCATGGACGGACGCAAGGACAAGGGCGACATCAACGTCGCCCGGTTGAGGGCGAGAATCGTCTGGAGTCTCGCCAAGGCTCGATTCCTGAGAGGCGCAACGACCGCGACCTTCAAGCGGTCGGACGTCGCGAAAATGCTGGAAATCAACCTCGACAGGGAGGCGGAAGATCCGTTCGGCGGGATCGAGGCGGTCGTGATGATGCTGCCGGAGGATGGTCGTCCGTCGTGGGACGGTGACGATCTGACGATCAGCGACCCGGACAAGTACCGCAAGGCTCCGGACGAGGACGAGGTGATCCAGGTCCTCGAATACTGGCGGGTGAAGACCGGCAGGTCGGAGCGCGCGGACTTCAGCGCGACTCGAAAGGGGGTCATTCGCGCACGACTTCGGGATGGGTATTCCGTCGAGCAATTGTTCCGCGCTGTCGACGCGTTGATGAGGTCTTCATTCCACGTCGACGGCGGGTACACTGACGCGACCCACGCGTTCAGGGCCGACCGGCTGGAGCGGTGGCTGACGGCTGCGTCGGATTCGACCGCCGATGAAATCGAGCGTGTGGCAGACGCCACGATCCAGCGACGAAGGCGGCGAAATGCGGGATAATCCGGAGGAGTTCCTCGGCAGGAACGGCATCGCCTTCAAGCGCAAGGGCAAGGAACTCGTACTGGCGTCCTGTCCGTCGTGTGGGAAGGAGGACCACTGTACGGTCCATTCTGGGACGTGGGTCTGGCATTGCTACCGCTGCGGCGCGTCTGGGAAGGAGTACAGCCTGAAGGAGAAGCTGGGGCTGCTCTATCAGGTGCAGGACTCCGACGGAGAATCCCCGGAAATCGCCATGGCGAAGCGCATGGCGGTCCTGTCGATAGCAACAACGGACTCATCCCGCGTCGAGGACTGGGCGCACGCGCTCCAGCATCACCCGGCAGCGGAGACGGCGCGGTCGTACCTGCGCGGTCGTGGAATCCCGCTTGAAGTCGCAGAGATGTACCGTGTCGGGTGGGCGTCCACGCCTGTCGGCGGACTCCCTCCAACGCGTCGTCGACGGGTTCCCGGAGCGGCTGAGGATGAGCATGGCCCCGGCTGGCTGGTCATCCCAGCATTCACGCGCTGGACGGATGGTCGTCCGGACGCGGATGCGATGGCGATGGCGAAGCTCCGCAGCGTTCCACCGTCGGAGCGCGCGTTTCGTCGCCTCGAAGGCGGAACCTCGGTGCTCTACGCGCCGGGTGGCATCGACCCGAAGCGAACGCTCGTTCTCGTCGCAGGCGAGATCGATGCGTTGTCGGTCATCTGTGCTGGCTGGCGCAACGTCGCAAGCCCGACGACCGGCGAAGGCGCATGGAGCGCTGAGGCGACCGCAGCGTTGGAGGAATGCGAGGACATCGTTGTCATCTACGACAACGACGAGACGGGTCGAAAAGGCGCGAAATCCGTTGCGGACATGCTCGGGTCGCACCGATGCCGGATCGGGCGCTGGCCGTCCGATGTGAAGGATGCGAACGAAGCGCTCCAGAAACTCGGGAAATCGTTGGACGTCGGCGCGATCGTTGCCGCATCCGTGCAGGCTGGCGGGGATGAGGTCGTCAAGGTTCGTGCGATCCGGGAGTCGTACAAGGCGTACCTGCGCGGGACGAATCCGCGTGGTATCAGTACCGGATGGACGGACCTTGACGCCGTGATGGGCGGCGTTCGCGAAGGCGAAGTGACGATTGTCACGGGTGACACGGCGTCGGGCAAGTCGACATTCTGCTCGCAGTGGACGCTGCACATGGCGGCACAGGGGATGCCGTCGCTCGTGTGCGCGTTCGAGCTCGGGCCGCGCCGGCAGCTCAACAAGTGGGTCCGGCAGTGGTCGTGCAGGGCTCCGGATACGCTGGACGATGCGACGCTGGATGCGACGTTGGACGCACTGGACGCGCTCCCGATCTGGATGCTGAACCGGTACGGATCGATCAAGATCGAGCCGATGCGGAACACGCTGGTCTATGCGATCCGCAAGCTCGGGGTGCGGTTCGTGATGATCGACCACCTGCATTTCATGGTCGACGCAGGGCCGAACGAGCGTGGCGAGCTGGAGTCGATGATGAAGATGTTCGGCGAAGTCGCCGTCGCGACGCAGGCGCACCTGTGCGTCGTCGCGCACCCAAGGCAGCACTCGTCCTCGGACGAAAAGCACCGGGATAACCGGATCATCCAGCTGTCGGATCTGAAGGGCACGGCTGCGCTGAAGCAGGTTGCGGACAGCGTGCTGAGCGTCTGGCGGCCTCGGAAAGCGGACCGGTCCGATGTCCAATCGGGCGGGTTTGGCGTGTCGCATGTCTACTCGCTGAAGGCGCGCGACGACTACTCGACCGAGGGTAGCGTCGCGTTCAAGTACGTCATCGAGTCGGCCCGGTTTGAGCCGCCAGATCAGACGATGGCGAGTGCGATCAAGGCGGCGATGAGCGACGCCCCGGATCCAGATGGAGCGACGCCGACGGCGTTCAATCCGCCGCGTCGACGGCGGATGGTTCCGGGGCCGGAACGTATGCCTGAGGAGGCACCGCGAGTCCGCCACTGGACGGATACGGATGACGATTGAACTGGAATAGTTGACACGCGCGATGATTCGCGCTACACAGAGTCGAGACGGAGGATGACGATGGGCGCGAAGGAACTTGAGCAAAACCACAGATTGTTGCGCGAGATTGAGCGCAAATGGGAGGCTGACGTCGAGCGAGATCCGCTTCTTGGATGGGTTACGATCAGATGTGACTTGAGCGCGGTGAACCGGCGAACTGGTGACCGGACATTGTTCGTGCAGATCAATGACAGGTTCGATCTGTCCAAGCCGGCTCAGTCGGTCACGGTCCTAATTGGGTATGCGGACGTGTCGCTCGGCCTTCGACGCATTCTCGACGGATATTCGATCCGGGACATCTGGGACTGCAAGTTTCGCAGGGGGAAGTCATGAGTGGGAGAAGCGGGATAGACTGGCCTGCCGTAGACGAACTGCTGGCTGCGATCTCGTCGAGGTGGGGCGACACGTACGGGCTCCGCACGGGTGAGCCTGTTCGGTGCTCCGTCGGTGCCGACCAGCACGGTCGCTGGCGGCTGTTCGTGGCGATCGGGACGCTCCCTGTTCGGGTCGCTGGCATGTACTCGCTCCCGGACCGTGGTGGGCTGCAGCCGTCGTTGGCTGCGTTTCTGGAGGACATGGGAAATGAGCGGATCTGAGTGGACTGCTGAAGTCCGGCGCACGATGCGACCGGGCGCGACGATGGAGGACTACGTCCTCGGGATGATCTCCGAGCTCGGCGAGCTCGCCGACATCCTGAAGCGCTCGCGACGCGAGGGCGTCCCGCTCGATCGGGCGCGAGTCATGGAGGAGTGGGGCGACGTCCTGTGGTATCAGGAGGCGCTCGACGTGCTGCGCATCGTTCTTGGCCGAGATGACGAGGTCCCGGGCATGGTGGATGATCACCTCGTGTACGTGGTCGCGTGGGTCAAGCGCACCTCGTCCCGGATGCTCCGCGACGAGGTGCGCGAGTGGTGCGACTGGTCGAGGTATCAGGACGAGGCCCGCGCGATCTGCGTCGCGAAGCTGCGGGCGCGCTATCCCGACGGGTTCGTCGCTGGGGTCAAGGTGGGGAGGGACGAGCCATGAGGCGGATTGAGCAGCAGGATTTATCCGGGTTCACGAGTGATCTGCGCCGCGCGTTGCTGGTCGATGTCCAGTGCGCAGTGCAATGGAGCGAAGAGAGGTGGCACTGGAAGTTCGTCATCACCGCGAGATGGGAGCGCACGCAGCAAGACGTTGTCCGGGCTCCATCGGAAACGCTCGCCGAGTACCGGGAGCGATGGAATCACGTCAACGGGCCCGGGCTCGCGGAGGTGGTGGTCTACGTCAACTGCAACTGCCCGGACCCGCTTGCGGTCCTCTCTGCGCGACGCGACGAGGTCATTATCAGCCTCATCGATGCTCGGCTGAGCGAGGTGCGCCCATGACCCCGATCGACATCGAGTGGTACGACGCGCGTCCGTACCCGCCGCCTGGATGGGACGTGCTGGCGCTCCGCGACGGAGGCGAGTGGGGCGAGCAGATGGTCGCGGCCCGCTGCGGAGCGGACGAGATCGTTTGGTCTGCGATCTTCGGCGCGGCGCGACTGCTGGACGCGCCCGGAGTCGATGGCTCCGTCTCGCCGCACTGGGCGGAGGTGGACCCGTGCATCACCGAGACCCTGCGGCTGTTCGCGCTCGGGCTGCGGCGGCCTGGAACTGAGGAGGGAACATGATGACGATCGAAGAGATCCGCAGGAAGCGCGCCGTGCTGCCACCCGGACGGTGGTTCTGGAAGTGCGACCTTGGGCGCCTCACCTTGTACCGCAGACACCCGGTGCGGTTCGGCTGGCGCGAGATCCTGTGCGCTCGACGCCTCGGCATGGACGGGGCGACAATGGACGTGGCGGACCCTGCCGTCGCGCCGGAAGACCCGAGCGACCCATGGGAGTCGTGCGAGATGGTCAAGGTGACGCGCAAGACGTACATCCCGGACCTGCTGGTCATGGACTGGATCGCCGAGTCGCCGGCGATCGTGGACGCCTTGCTGGACTCGATCGATCAACTCCGTGAGGAGTGCGACGCCCTTCGGGGCATGGTCGCTCGGGCTGCCGACCGTGTTCCTGCGGAGCACGTGTCCAGCGCGCTCCGCATCCTCGACGCCGCGGCAGAGGCTGCGCACCAGGTCCCGGACGGGTACGCGCTGAGGGAGGCCGTGTGGTCCGCCATCGAGGCGCTGGAGGGCGAGCCATGAACAGCGGGGAGTGGGCGGACTACATTCGCGAGGGTGTCGCGATCCTGCACGAGCGGCTGCCGTCGCCGAGGTTCACGATCATGGGCGAGATCACCGAGACTCGCGGTCGGTGGCTCGTGAGCCTGACCGCGTCGATCTGCATCGAAGAGCGGTCCGCGGGTCCGCACGGGCCGCGCGTGGACATCGTGCGGCTGACCGGCCGGCACGGGCTGGACAGGTGGGACTCGTCCGGTCCGCTCCAGATCGACGGCCCGGATGACTGGGCGCTTCTGGCGGGGCTGATGCTGCGCTGGGGTGTCTACGGCGCGAGGGCGGCGTACGCCCGAGAGAGGGCGGCGGCGATGGGCGAGCGCGGGGCGCTGCTCGCTGAGGAGGATGGGGCATGAGTGCTGAGCTGGAGAAGCTGTCGGCGTCGGGCGCGTGGGCGTCGGCCGCGTCGGCGTCGTACCACGTGATGGTGCGGACGCTGGACCGGATCGCGGTGGCGGCGTCGATCGGGGATGAGGAGGGCGAGCGATGACCCGCGTCGTCCACGTCGAGCTCGAGCCCGACGACATCTGCGGGCGTCGCTCGCGGACGATGTGCGGGGTCGTCGTGGAGTCCGAGCGGTGCGACGGCTCGGCGACGTGCAAGCGGTGTCTCGCGGTCACTGCGAGGCGCTGGCGTGAGTGGGTTCGGAAGGCTGAGCGCGCACGCGCGCTCGAATGGGAGTTCTGAGGAGGGGTCATGAGCAAGGGCTGGCGGTGGCATGTGGGCGAGCTGACGGCGTTCCTCTGGTACGACGGCGAGGTCGTCGGGGACGTCGACCTGGCCGACACGCCGAGGGGCGAGCTGTGGGTGTGGAACGTCGAGTGGAACGTCGAGTCCGCTAGCGGCGCTTCGGCGACGCGTGACCGCGCGATCCGGGACCTGCGGGCGTGGCTGGCGACACGAGGCGTCGAGACGCCGGAGGTGGGGACATGTTGAAGGCCTTCCTCGCGGAATGCGACGGGATTTCCGCGCTGTACGGTGCTCAGGATCGATCCAGCGCCCGAATGATGGCGGCGCGGGACATCGCCGAGGCGTTCGGTCGAGGGCGACACGATGATGGGCGCCGGTGTCGAGACCTTCGGCTGATCCTGCGGTCGCTGAAGGTCACCCGCGCTGCGTGGAGCGACCCATGGGTGTGTGAGCCGCCGGGTCAATTTCAGCCACCATGGAGGCAGCCATGAGCCGAGAGCGGACAATCGTGGAGCAGGCCGTGGAGCGCATCGAGTACAGCGCTGTCGATCTGCGGCAGTGGGTCGACGAGGTGCACGAGGAGATCGAGGAGGCGCGTGAGCGGTGCGCCGAGGCGCTGGACATGCTGGCGGATCTGGCGTCGGAGCTCGACGACGCGTCGGAGGGCGCGACGCCGGAGGCGGTGGCTCGGTGGCGGGCCGTCGTGGAGCGGGTGTGCGCCGTGCTGGAGGAGCAGCCATGACCCGCCCCCTCATCATCGCGATCGACCCCGACACCCGAGGCTGGATCGTCATCGGCGACCGCCTCGGGGTCACGCACGCCGGACCGCTCGCCGAGTGGCTGGACGCCGTGCCGCACTGGACGGCTCCATCGGGCAGCGTCGCGTTCGTCGAGTCGATCCCCTACATCCCCGGCAAGGGCCAGATCGCCGCCCGGGTGCAGGGCGAGATCCGGGGGCGCGCGATCCAGGCGGTGGCGTCGGGCGGGTGCAGGGTGGTCGAGGTCAAGGCGCAGGCATGGCAGCGCGCGATTGGCGTTGCGCTCCCGAGTGGCCGCAAAGCTCCATCGCCGCTGTCGCCAGCACAGCGACGGAAACTCTTGAAATCCCGAATCATGGACTTCTGTCGCGCGAGGTCGATGGACCTTGCGACCGCAGACGGGAGGTTCCCGCTGTCGCTGCATTCCGCCGACGCGTTCGCGATCTGGTGGTACGCGAGAGCGGACTTGAGGTTCCGCGAGCACGCCGCGAGGAGGGCGACATGAAGAGCCGACTTGAAGCCGCGACGACCGACAGGGCGTCATTCGAGCGGGAAATCCGCGCATTTCCATCGCAGTTCAGGACGCACGAGGTTTTCCGGGATTTCTGCGAGGTAGTGTCGGCGTCGTTCGCGAATGCCTGGGCCATCAAGGATGAGGCGTGGCAAGCGAGGGAAGACCGGTACGCTGCGGTTCAGCGCAAGTACGGTGAAGAGTTCGAGCGGTTCCCCGCCATGCTCGGAACCCTGATCAATGCGTTGGAGAACTCGCGAGACGAGAGCGGCGCGATGGACGATGTGCTCGGGCTGACGTTCGAGCTGCTGGAACTGTCGAACCACTTTGCGGGACAGTACTTCACGCCGCTTTGCGTTTCGGAGTTGATGGCGCAGATGACGCTTTGCGATGCGAAGTCGATCTTGGACGACAAGCCGTTCATCTCCGTCCTCGAGCCGGCAGCAGGTTGCGGTCGCACGCTCCTTGCCGCCGTCAACGTGCTCCGTCGCAACGGGCTTGATCCGAGCAGTTGCGTCAGGGTCACCGCCGTGGATATCGATCCGCTTTGCGTCGCGATGACGCACATCACGCTGTCACTCGCTGGCGTCCCGGCAATCGTAATCCACGGAAACTCGCTGACCTGTGAGGAGTGGTCCAGAGTCACGACTCCACTCTGGAGAATCAGGGGCGGGACCAGTCCTGCCGCAAGCGCTGTCTTCGCTGCGGTACACGCGAAACGTGCGGAATCCAGCGCGGATCAGTCTTCGGTTGAGACCTCCGAGCGCGTTCCGACTCCTGAGCCAAAGTCCTGCCAGCCCCGACCAACGCAACTAATCCTGTTCTGAGGACCCATGCGCGCATTCGACATCCCTCTCGTTGTCATCTCAATCATCCTCGCTGCTGTCGTTCTGGTCGCGGCTGCTCACCGAGACAGCGCGACGAAGACCGCAGGAATCGCTCAGGAGCGCGCCGAGGACGTGACCCCTGTGGAAGCCTCAGGCGACATGCCCGACGGCTCCACAGACGCGGAGAGCGTGCCTGTCGATGGCTACGATGAGTCGTGCGTTCTCGACCTCGTGCGCTCGCGTCTGGCCTCTGCCGGTTCTCGACGGTCGATCTCCGACGTCGCGCCCTACGTCCATGCCGCATTTGACGCGGCCGATGTGCACGGGGTCGATGCCTCAACCGTCGTTGCAGTCGGTTGGGTCGAGTCGACGCTGAAGCCGCTGATGGGCGATCAGGGCCGGTCGTGCGGTCCGTGGCAGTACCAGGCCCGCTACCATCCGCGAGTCCGAACCGGGAAAGCGCGTGTCGATGCGACGTGCGCGCGGCTCATGCGTGACCCGTGGTTCGCTGCGGCGTCGGCGGCCGCTCGGCTCGCTCGCTACGACCATGTGTGTCACTACAACCAAGGTGGCCGCTGCTTGCGCGCAGACCTGCGCGAGGACGCTGGCACGTACACGCACAAGGTCGAGTCGATGCGGCGAGAGATTGCCGCGTCGTGCTGGAACGGTTGACAAGCGGAATGCGAACCCGGTTCATACAGGACCACACGACGCAACAGGCGTCAGGACGGACGGAGGGGACATGCGGATCAGGTACGGGGAGACGATCGAACAGGTCGTCGGGCAGGAGTTTCAGCGGATCGCCGAGAAGTTCGGCGGCAAGATCGAGCGCGACGGCAACATCGTTGAGTTCGACGGATTCGCAGTCGCGTGGAAGTGGCGATCCAGTGATCCGCACACGGTGCTGTTCTTCGCGGTCTGGCCGGGTGGATTGAAGGGGCAGGAGCGCGTCACTGCTGGCCTCGCCTGCATGGATGGCAAGAGCGTCAGCGAGGGGTGGCCGCAATGAGGAGAAAGCCGATCCATTTCGAGGCGTTCACACAGCAGGGCCGCGCGTTCTCCGGCTGTGGCAAGGTGCTTCCGGAGTCGTCGCTGACGAAGGATGGATCCAAGGTCACATGCACGCTGTGCCGGAACTCGCTAGTGATGTCCAGGCGAAAGCGCGTCGACTTGAGGCGTGATCTGCGACGCGACACGGACGACCTGCTGGAGGACTGATGCGCCACGATCACACGTCCGCGCGTCAGGGCGAACAGTGGCGCGATCACTGGCGCACGCGGCGCGGGTTCGTTCGGGTTGTCGAGTCGTGCCTGCGCGTGAAGTTCGCGCTCGATGCAGCGGCAACTCCGCACAACCGGGTGTGCGCTCGGCACCTCGGGCCGGGGTCGGACATCATGACCGATGCCCTGAGACACGGCGCGGACTCGGGAAAGGACTGGTCCAAGGCGGCGAGTTCCGGCGCGATCTGGCTGAACCCGCCATATTCCGAACTCGGTTCTCGTCCGTGGGTCGATGCTGCGGTGGTTGCGTCAACGGATCGGTCCGTGGTCGCCTGCCTCGTCCCGGCAAGGCCGAGTTGCCGGTGGTCTCAGCGACTGATCATGGCCGCGTCGACGATCCTGATCCCGATTGGCCGGCTCTCGTTCGAGCTTCCGCACGACATCCCGGAAGCGCGGCAGAGTGGCGCGGGAGCTCCCGGGGACACGTGGGTCGTGGTCCTCGACGGAAACCCCGGGAATCAAGGCCCGGTGGTTCGCTACATCCCGAGGTCGCCAGTCGGCGATCACAATCAGCCCGGCATCCCAGGCGTGGAGGACGACGAATGAAGTTCGAGGTCGAGGCGAAGAGATTTCTTGCCGCACTGAAGAGCGCGGCTCGAGCAACGGCATCGGGTCACGCGGTCAATATCCACATCACGGCGGACGGTGCCGGCGTGTCGATGGTGGCGGCGGATCTGGACGTCGGGATTCGAGTCCGCGTCCCCGATGCCAAGGTCGATGCCAGCGGGTCTGTCTCGTGCTCCGCATCGGACCTTCTGAGCGCGGCCGGAACGATCCAGAACGGGCTGATCGCGGTCGACCTCGGGAAGGACATGCGGCTGTCGATGCGGAGCAAGGAACGCCGCACGCATGTCCGGGTTCCCGGCGTGTCGTCAGACCTGCACGAGCCACCGGATTTCGACGTGACTCCGGCGATCCATGTCGACGGCCCCGCATTTCTGCGGTCGATTCGCCGCGCGATCCGCATGGCCGGAAATGACCCGGCACGGGAGCACCTTCGCGGCGTTGAGTTCCGGTTCTCGCCTGCCGTCACCGGCGAGTTCGACATGAAGGCCGTCGCGACCGATGGATACAGGCTCGCGGTCTCGCGAGAGCGCGTCAAGCTCGGGAAGGACGGCCTCAACGGGTTCCCGGACAAGATCCGCCCGGACTCGCGCGTCCTGTCGATGATCGAGGCCGACGGGCCGAAGACGGTCGGTCTCGCGATGACGAAGAACGGTCGTCCGGCGTTCGTGTGCGGCGATACCGTCTACATCTCGCCGGCGTTCGCCGGGGAAATGCCGAACATTTCCGGAATCCTCGGCAGCCTGAGCACCGAGCGCCCGATCGAGATCCCGGTAGACGCTCTACAGCTGATTCTCGTCAACGCGAAGAGGTTGACGTCGCTGAAGAACCGAGCCGTGGACGTCTCCGTCAGCGGGTACGCTCTGACGATTCTGGCAGAAAACGACGATGGCGGCGCATTCGAGGACGAGGCCGAACTTCCGGGACATGCCGAGGATGATCGGTTCAGGGCGAACGTCCAGTACGTGTTGGACGTTCTCGCAGCGGTGCAGTCCGCTCGGGTCGAGATGAACATCGGGCCGCCCCTGAGCCCGGTGTCGTTCAACGAGTACAACGCGGACGGCGACGAGGTCGGAACATTCATCGTCATGCCGATGCGATGACAGGATGGTCTTGACACGAGCCGCACGAGCCGCAAGATTTCGCGTGCCTCGTTCTTCGTCCGTCCGCGGCAGAGCGCCACAGGGTCCCCTCTCTGTGGCGTTCGTCGTTTTTGCGTCTACGCGTCCTTGTCACGCCCTTGCGGTTTCTCCTATTTCTGTTCATCCTCCGGTGAGGAATGCGACCTGCTGGTAGGCAGCAGGCGAAATCGCATTCAATCACCGGAGGTCTTCGGGAAATGACGCGACGCAGAACTGAAACGACAGAGTCGGAACCGGGCGAGATCGAGATCAAGACGATCTACGATCTGAAGCAGGACGAATCGAACGCGAACCTCGGAAGTCAACGAGGCGCCCGAATGCTCCGGCTGTCTCTGGAGCGACACGGCGCTGGACGCTCTGTGCTCGTCGACAAGAACGGAGTCTTGATCGCGGGCAACAAGACGGCTGAGGCGGCTTTGGAAGCGGGCATGGCCGTCAGGGTCGTTCAGACCGAGGGCGATGAACTCGTCGTGGTTCAGCGGACGGATCTCGACATGTCCGGGACTGCCTTCAACAAGGCGCGCGAACTCGCGTTCGCGGACAACCGGGTTTCCGAGGTTTCGCTGAACTGGGATCCGGAAGAGGTCATGAAGTTCGGAAACGCGCTCGGCGAAGACGTCGAGCGCTATTTCAACTCGGACGAGATGAACTCGATCATCCGGGAAGCGATGGCTGCGATCAATACCGCCCCCGCGTCTCCCGTTGCGTCTCCAGCTGGCCTGACTCCCGCTGGCCTGACTCCAGACAGGTCCCCGACCGAGGTCTTGCGTCCTGCTGACGGGAGGAAGGAATCGGTGGACGACGTGTGGGAGAGTGCAGGCGGGTTCGACATGCAACTCGAGGACCTGTCTGCGTACAAGCAGATCGTCGTCTCGTTCAGAAACGACGAGGACATCGAGGAGTTCGGGCGGGTCATCGGGCGGGTCATCACGAAAAAGACGAAATGGATCTGGTTCCCGAAGCAGGAGGCCGTCCCAGTCGACCACCTTCGGATCGAAATCTCTGAGGAGTGACATGCAGATATGGAGCCCGATCTACATCCCGACGAAGGGAAGGCATGAATCTCTGATCACGACGAGAGCGCTGGATTCCATGGGTATTCGGCATTTCCTCATCGTTGAACCACAGGAGGTGGACACGTACCACGCGGCCCTGAAATCGCGTGGAGTGAAAACTGCGGAAATCCTGCCGCTCGACCTCTCGTACAAGGCAAGATACGAGACGTGCGACTCCAAGGGGTTGAGCATTTCGACCGGTAGTGGTCCGGCGCGGAACTTCGGCTGGGAGCACTCGATCGCGATCGGGGCGAAGTCGCACTGGATGGTCGACGATAACTGTCAAGGGTTCTTCATTCTGATAAAGAACCGACGTATCAAAGCGTTAGACCGTAAATCGTTCTTCGAGCAGATGGAGCGATTCGCTGTGCAGTTCTCGAATCTGGCGATGTGCGGCCCGGAGTACAAGGGGTTCGTAATGAGCAGGACGCAGAGACGACCGCTCGGCCTCAATGGCAAGAACTTCTCGTGCAATCTCATCCGCAACGACGTCCCGTTCCGCTGGCGCGGCAGATACAACGAGGACGTGATCCTCGGGCTCGACATGCTGAAGGCCGGGTGGTGTACGGCCATTTTCTATGCGTTTCTGAGCGGGAAGATTGGGACCAAGTCGCTCAAGGGCGGCAACACGACCGAGCTTTACGGGTCCGGCACGTTGGACAAGTCGAAGATGCTGATCAGCGTCCATCCTGACGTTTCGCGTCTGCGATGGTGGAGAAACCGCATCCATCACGCGGTCGACTACAGCGGGTTCACTCAGAAGCTGATCCGTGCGGATGTCAGTGACGAGTTCCGGATGCACAGCGCACCGTCGGTCGTGCAGATCAGACCCGCCCCGCAGAGAAAGGGCAACTCATGAAACCGACCGATATGCCGAGCGCCAGAGGTTCAGCTCGCAATAAGTCCCGAAACGAATCCGTGCCCGGTATCGGATCGTTTCCCCTCGTGCGCAAGCGCGCGTGCCTGCGCGTCCGCCTGCACGTCTGCGTGCGAGTGCATGAGCGCGCGGTCGCTCACGTGCGCGCGCTCATGTGCGCGTACGCGCGCGCGTTGATCAGACACGTTTCTTGTCTGACCCGACGTGGTTCGAGGGGATGACATTCAAGTCATGCCGCGGTCTGCCCCCCCCCCCAAAGAACCAAAACAACACCCCCCCCATACCACGGACGGAGCGATTGATCAATGGCAAATCGAAAGGATGAGGCAGAGGAGGACCGAATCGGCGCTCATGCCGACAGGGTGCGGCCGAGCCCTGACGGGAGGGAATGGGAGCGATGGGTCGGCGAGACCGAGAAGCAGTTCCTCGCCTTCAAGGCGTTCCGGGATATCCCGGCTGCGGACCGATCCATTCTGGAAGCGTACAGGAGACATACGAGGAAACCGCACGCGGTTCTCGCGTCCTCGTGGTTCTACGAACTCTCCAAGGTCCGGAAATGGCGAGAAAGGGCGGCCGCTTTCGACGCCCACCTCGACCGTCTGACGTGGGATGCGGAGGTCGACGAGCGGATGAAGATCCGGAAGCTCCGACGCGCCGGACTCGTCACCGCCTACCGGAAGACGGCCGAGGCAATCGCGAAGATGGACTTCGCGAAAGCGTCCGTCTCCGAGATCGGGAAGCTCGTCGATGCTCTCTCGCGGAATCTCCGAGAAGAGTACGACGACGCCCCCGAGGCACGGCAGCAAGTCACGCTCGTCAACGGCGGCACGTCTGATCTCGTGCAACTCGCTGATGCGGCCTCCGAGATGTCCGACGAGGATGTCGTTGCGCAATACCGACGCATCACAGGAGCGCAGAGGAAGGCGGTTGCAGGCAGTGGGTCATGAGTGACCCCAGCGAGGCATCGTGGGAGAAGGCGATATCGAAGGAAATCCGAAGACGGATCGGTGTAACTGCTGAAATCGACCGAAACCCACGGAATGCGGCTGTAGCAAGGCGGGTGATCGCCGATCAGCGTGAGGGCCTGTCCGTCTTCGTCGGGGACTTCGTGTGGACGTTCGACCCGCGGCTGAGGGTTGGGCAGCCGAAGGACCTCCCGCTGCTGCTCTGGCCTCGACAAGCCGAGTTCCTCGCGTGGCTGCAACGGGTCGAGGAAGCAGGCGATGACGGCGTTGTGGACAAGTCGCGCGACGTCGGCGTGACATGGCTTGTCGTCGCCTACTTCGTCTGGCGGTGGCTCACCGTGCCCGGATGGGCAGGCGCGATCGGGTCGCGGAAGGAGGACCTGATGGACCGTCTCGGCGACCCGAAGACGGTATTCTGGAAGATCGAGTACGTGATCCGCATGCTCCCGGCATGGCTGCTTCCGAAGGGGTTCGACGACCGGAAGCACCGAGCATTCGGAAAGTTGATCAATCCCGAGAACGGCGCAACGATCACCGGCGAGGCAGGCCCCGAGATGGGCCGCGGTGGTCGCTCGTCGATGTACTTCCTCGACGAGTACGGCATCATGCCGCGCGCGCAGAGCGTGAAAGCGGCCGTTGCCGACAACGCCGCAAGCGTCATCTACGCGTCGACAGCGACAGGGCCGGACACGGAGTTCTACAGCCTGGTTCACGACGGGAATATCCCGCATTTCCGGATTTCGTGGCAGCACGATCCGCGAAAATCCCCGGAATGGCGGGACGACTATCTCCGCAAGTACGGCGTCGCGATCACCGCGCGCGAGGTCGACATCAACTACAGCGGCGGCGGCGACAGCGAGGTCATCCCGTACGACTGGGTTCGGGCGGCGATCGATCTTGACCTGAGCTTCGAGGGTGGACCGATCATTGCCGGGTTCGACGTGGCGGACAGCGGCGAGGCCGAGAGCGTGCTCGTTGAGCGTCAAGGGCCGCGCGTGCTGGCGATCCGCGCATGGCGTGGCGTCAATCCTGTCGAGTCCGCGCACCGGGTCGCAGAGTACGCGGAAGCGGCCGGTGCATCGCTGGTTCGGTTCGACAGCATCGGCGTCGGTGCTGGCGTTTCCGGTGGTTTCGCGTCGCGCGATCGTCTCCCGTTCCAGTACTCCGCCGTCAACGTCGGGACAGCGACGACCGGGACGCGGTACGAAGACGCGCCAGACCGGTCCGCGCGCGACCGGTTCGCGAACTTGAAAGCCGAGCTCTGGTGGTCATTGCGTCTGCGCTTCTGGAACTCGTTCCGGCTGCACAAGGGCGAGCCGGTCGATCCGGCATCGTGCATCAGCATCCCTGACGACCGTGTGCTCGTCGCTCAGATCTCGACGCCGAAGATCGAGAGCAACGAGCGCGGCCTGATGCGCATCGAGTCGAAGGATGCGTTGCGGCGGCGTGGCGTGAGGTCTCCGGACCGAGCCGATGCGCTCGTGCTCGCCTTTGCCGACGTGGTCGGTGCGTCTGGATTGACGGCTGTTTCGGGGCGGGTGGACGAGAGCGACGCGATCGGCTATCGGGATCGGTCGAGGATGTACGGGACGCCGATGTGATCGGCAGGAGGTTGCGGTGTCGAAACTCAAGGAAATCCTGTCGCGTGCCTCCGACGCCGCCATCGTCGCGGCAGAACGCGCGATCGATCGCGTGCTCTACCCTGTCGAGCCGCGGTTCGCGTCGTCCGGGCGCGTCGTCCGTGGCTCTCGCGACGGAAGCGGCTGGGGTCTGGAGATCGACCACTCGCGGCTTCTGCGCCGCGATCAGGCTCCCGACGTGCCCGTGCGAATCGTGGCGTCGCAGGCAGCGCCAGTGCTTCGCTCGGCGCGCATCAGCGAGCTTGCGCAGACGCCCCCGGACATCATGCAGGGCGTCATCGGGACGCCGTTCACGGGTGGCCTGCCGGACATCGAGAAGCACCCGAAACTCTCGCCCTACGAGGCCCGCGGGCTCGGGATGGACACGGGGCATTTCGAGCAGATTCTGCGCGGGAACCCGCAGGCACTCGACGGCGTGCGCGAGACGGCAGACCTGATTTCGCAGGCGTCGGAATCGTGGGAGGTCAACGCCGTCGCGCTGGAGTGTCTTCGGTCCGCTGGCGTCTACATCGACCCTGAGCAGGCGCAGCGTCATGCGGACCTGTTGAACCTGGAGTGGAGCTGTAACCCGGCGTTCAGGGCGACGTCGCTGGTGCGGACGATGGTGACGCGGCTTCTGGTCGACGGATTCGTGGTGCACGAGTTCGCGATCGACCCGAACGCGCCGTGGGGTCGAACGACTCTCGGGATCGAGCAGCGCGCGGCGATGTCGATCGAGCAGTGGATCGTTTCGAGCGGTCGCCTGCTCGGCTTCACGCAGACGAAGGTTTCGGACGGAGACCGATCCACGACGGTCCCTGCTGTCGACATCAACAGGTGCTTCTATGCCGGGCTGGACAATGACGGCCTGAACTTCGAGGGGATTTCCGCGTTGCGTCCGGCGTTCACGTTCACGGAAGCGAAGCGGATCTTCTTGATCACCGGGCAGATCCACAGGCAGCGGTTCGGGGCGGGTTTCCCGGTGTTTCGGACGTCGCCGGAGGTGCTGAGCGACGCGAAGGCGATCGCGGCGATCAACGAAGCCGCGCGGACGTTCTACGCGTCGACGGACAGCTACGTGTCGCTTCCGCCGTCGGTCGTTCTCGAAATGCTGAAGATCGACAGCGAAACGGGGCTCGTGCCGATTTTCGAGTATTTCGACCGGCAGATCCGGCTTTCGCTCGGGGTCCAGCACTCGGATCTCGGGTCGACCGGGGTCGGGTCCTACGCGCTGATGTCGCAGCACACGCAGTCCCGGCTTCGACGTCTCAACGCGATCGCGGAGGTGCTGGACGACTCGATGTCGCGCTGGGCTCGCGCCGTCATCGATCTTCGCTTCGGTCCGCAGGCGGTGTACCCTGTGCATCGTTTCTCGGGGATTTTCTCTCGCTCGCAGGAGGAGACCGCGAACGTCTGGAGGGTGAACGCGGAAATCGAGTCGAGCGGCGTCTACACGACCGACGAGAACAACGCGCGGCGCGTTGAGCTCGGGCTTCCGCAGATCGAGGCGAAGGCTGGCGAGGAGGACGAAGGCCGGATCGCGGGCTACGAGGCGATCAATGCGCTGCGGTTCGCGTCGGAGCTTGCCGAGAAGGTTCGCATCGGGACCGTGTCGGCAGATGCGGCACGCGCGATCCTGGCCGAGGCCGGCATCCAGCCTGAGACGGTGAACGCGGTTGTGTCGGGGTCGGTGATCGCCGCTGCCGCGCCAGTCTCGGCTCCTGTGCAGCCATCCCCGCAGGGTCAGCCCCAAGGACAGCCGCAGGAAGCGCCCAGATCTCGCGCAGGAGCGCACGCTTGCGGTCACGCAGGGCAAGACAAGGGGTGCGGGTGCTCGACGCGTAGAAGCGCGTCCTCGGCGTCTGTCGAGGTGCGCGGTCGTGACGGTCTGCCGTTCATGACCCATCGCGAGCTGGTAGGCGCGGAGGTTCACGTCGCGTGGCGATCGATCAACGACGCAATCGACGTCGTCGCTGGTGGAGTCGTCGAGCAGCTTCGGTCGGTGATGGAGGACCAGCGCGCCGAGTTCGAGCAGATGCTCAAGCCGTTCGTGAAGGACGAGGACCTGATCGGCGCGTCGAAGATCCGCGTCTCCCGCGAGGAGGAATACCGCGAAATCATCGAGAAGGCCTTGCAGGAGGCATCGGACTTCGCCGCGGCGGACATGATCGAGGAGATCCGCGCCCAGCTCGGCGGCACGTTCGAGCCGTCGTCGCAGGACACGGGCGCGACCCCGGCGAAGACGATCAAGGCGCAGGCTCGGGTTCTCGCTGGCCGGATTGACCACGTGATGCAGGACGCGCTTCGGGTGACTGGTCTTCGTGCGGTCGAGTCCGGCGTCCTGTCGATCATCGGACAGGTTGCGCTTGCGGATTCGACGCTCGGATCGCTTGTCGCCGAGGGCGTCACGTCGACGATCAGCGAGACGCGGTCGGACGTCGCGGCGGAGCTTGGCCCGGAGATCGATCTCTGCCGGTATTCGTCGGTTCTCGATGCGTCGACGTGCGGTCCATGCGAGGCGTCCGACGGCGTCGAAGTCGAGTACGAGTCGGATGCGTACTGGGACATCAACCCGCCGAACCAGTACTGTGAGAGCGTGAAGTCCGGATCGAACCGATGCCGGTGCATCTGGATTTTCCAGTTTTTCCGCGATTGACCGTTGACACATCTGTCAATCGCCGTCATCACCGTTGCAGGCATTGACAGTCGGTCAACGGAGTCAGTCATGAGCAAGAGCGCGCAGCAGGTCGGTGGTCGCCTCGTCAACCCGACGCTCATCGGGTTGGTGACGGGGGCCGATGCGACTCTGGAGGATGCCACGCTGACGGGGGCCGAAATCGACGATTCCGTGATCACCGACTGCCGCATCGGCATCGGGCCGTCGGCCGCGATCAACACGGCTGGCGCGGTGACGGTGACGAACGCGATCCTGGCTGCGACGCCGGTGATCCTCGCGGACCCGAACGGCGGGAACCGGACCTACACGCTCGGCTCGACGGCGTCGTTGATCGCTGGAGTTCTCGGGGATTCTGCGACGTTCGAGTTCGTGATCCTGAACACGGCGGACGATGCAGAATCGGTGACGCTCGCTGCCGGAGACGGCGACACGACGCTGCTTTCGACGACGGCATCGGGTGGCGGGACGCTCGCACAGGGTCTCGGCGCGCGAGTGACCCTCGTCCGAAACGGGACGAAGGTCATCGGTCTGGTCTCGAAGTTCCTTGCCATCACCTGATGCACGAAACGCGATGAAAATCCGCCGACAGCATGCGGGCTGGTACCTGCTCTTCCCGACGGGCCTTCAGGAGAAGGTCCGGGAGGTCTCGTACGACGAGACCGACAGCGGGGACGAGTACTCGATGACGGCGAGGAACGTCCTCGTCGAGTGGGACGCCGAGGTCCTCCAGCAGCTCGTGACGCAGACGCAAGAGCTGTTCGCGCAGTCGCGGCGGCATGGAGCTGGCGGGCAGCCGCTTCCGGTGTCGCTGATGCACTCCATCGAGGAACGCATCTGGAGCGGCTGGTACAGCGGCGACAACGAGGGGTTGGCGCGTGTCGGCAACCTCTTCGCGACGCACTACAGCGACGGCTCCGATGGGCGTCCTGCCGGAGTCTACGGGCTGATCGAGTGGAGCGACAAGGGTCGGCGCGCGATCGACAGCCGTGAGTGGGTCACCCTGTCGCCGACGACGGTCGAGTGGCTGGAGCTTCGCGATGGGACGCGGATCGATGGGGATCTGATTGTCGCCGTCGCGCTTGTCGACGTCCCGGCTCTCGACTGCATCGGCACCGTGTACGACGGGCTTCCTGCCGACGCGTTCCCCGTGTCCGGCTGGGAGTTCGAGGAGGACGCCGGAACTCCTGTCGAGCGCATGTCGGACATCGTGTCCCGTGCGATTTCCCGGGGTTTCACCCCGTCGACGTTCAAGCATGCGGAGGGCGTTGTTGCGCGTTCCGCGACTTCCATGAGGCACTGCATGAAGCCGAAGACGACCGCGCCGCAGAAGCGGCAGAACGAGGCGGCCACCGCCGCACCTGCCTCCGCTCCCGCTCCCGCGACCGAGGCGCGCAACCTCGACGAAACGCAGATCGGGCAGATGATCGCCGACGCGCTGAAGCCGATCATCGAGACGATGCAGGGCCTCGGCTCTCGGCTCGAAACGGTCGAAAAGGCGTGTGGCCCGAAGCCGGAGGAGAACGCAGAGGCCGAGCCCGAGCTCGACGGGGAGTCGGAAGAGGACGTCACCGAGGAGGAGATCGAGGCCGAGGCGCGGGCACTTGTCGTGAGCGCTCGCAAGTCGACGCTCGCATCGGCGAAGGCCGAAGCGGCCGACCTCATCGAGGCCCGTCGGCTGAATCCTGGCGATGCGGCCGAGTACCTGCGACGCCGGGTGAACGGTGGCGACGTCGACGAGCTCGTGTCCGGTGCCCCGGTTTCGACCCGGATGACGGGCGTACCGAAGGCGGGTACGGCAGCCCCGAAGGCGTCGGGCGCGTCGGTCCGCATGACCGAGGAAGAGATCTACGCGTCCGTGGACGCGGAGCTTCGCGCCGCTGGCAAGCACTCGCCGAAGGCGGTTCTCGCGCTCGGGTTGGAGCGCATCAACAACGCGATCAAGTCCGGCACGCTCATCGAGGCGGCCGAATAACAGGGGGTTCCCATGGCTTCGACCAAGATCGGTTTCGCGTCGAACGAGTCGGTGGCGATGTCGTACATCGCGGGGGCGGACCTGAGCGGCAAGCTCGGGTACATCGTCAAGGCTGACTCGACCGACGGACAGGTGGTGCTGTCGACGGCTTCGACCGACGACTTCGGCGTGTTGGCGGATGATGCGGCCGAGTCCGGGGATCCGTGCAGCGTCGTCATGCAGGGCAAGTGCCTCGTGAAGCTCGGCGCGAACCTCGTGGCCGGCGCGAAGTTCAAGCCCGGTGCGTCGGGGACGGCGGCGACGGCGATCGCGGCGACGGCCGGCGCTGGCTACATGGGGATCATCCTCCGCGGTGGTTCCGCTGGCGACCTCGTCGAGGCGCTGGTCGAGCGCGGCATGGTCCCGGCGTAATCCGGGGAATCTCTCACTGACGGCCCGGTTTCCGGGCGTTTCGCAACGGAGTTCGTGCAATGGCTGCCATCAAGAGCCCTACCGTCCAGAAGGCGATGGAGGCCGCGCGTGCGGATCTCCAGACCGATTTCGTCGGCCCCTTCGTCGCCCCGAACGTGGCGGTCGAGGACTTCAGCGCACTCCCTGGACAGCGCTTCAAGTTCTCGTACTACCAGTTCGACGACGCCGGGTTCCGTGCTCCCGCGACGAACCTGCGGCGCACCGATGGGCAGGAGCCGACGCGTCTCGTCGTGTCGATGTCCGATGCCTCCGGGACGGCTGACGAGTATTCGTGCGCGGTGCCCGTCGACATCGCGAAGCGAAACCGGATGAACGCCTACGGGATCAAGTCGTACGAGGCCGAGGTGGCGGCACCGGCGCTGATGTCGCAGCTCATGACGCAGGCCGAGGCCCGCGTCCTGACGCTGATCGCGAACGCATCGGTGTTCACCGAGGGCGTTTCCGGCAGTGGTCCGACCTACTGGAACGACGATGCGAACGACCCGCTCGCGTCGCTGGAAACGGGCATGGAGAGCGTCGCCGTCAAGGGCGGCAAGCACGCGAACACGCTCGTCCTCTCGGTCGATTCGCTCTACGCGCTGCGCCGCAACGCCCGGATGCGCTCGCTCTGGGGTGACAGCGACGCGACGATCACTCCGGCTGCGATCGCCCAGAAGCTGCGCGAGCTGCTCCTCGTGAACCAGTCCGGCGCGATCGCGACCGACTTCATGGTGCTGGTCGCCGGCGTCACGCGGAACACGGCGAACATCGGGCAGACCGCGAGCTACGCGCGGATCTACACGAACAAGGCGTGGCTCGGGTACGTCGAGCGGACGTCGCCGAGCCTGATGAAGCCGTCGGCCTGCTACACCTACGAGGTGCAGGGTCTCGAAGCCCGCCAGTACGAGGTGTCGACCTCGAAGGTCTGGGAGTACGAGGCGTCGCACATCGTCGGCGAGGCGAGCCCGAAGGCGCTCCTCGGCTATCGTTTCGCGGGGATGGTCCAGTAACGGACGCGTCGCCCGCGCGCACCGAACTGGAAACCACCGGAAACGCCATGCGCAAGGTCAAGTTCAAGGGTCCGGGGACGATCGTCGGGTTCGATGCTGCTGGGATTCAGCGGTATTTCGGACCCGGCGATTCGCTTTTCCTGACGCCGCACGATCCGGTCGTCGACCGGCATCCCGAGCTGTTCGAGATCGAGTTCAAGAATCCGGAAAATCCGGAGACTTCGACTCCGACTCCGGAAGCATCGCATCGCGAGGACGTCGCCGAGAAGCCGCCTGTCCGCACGCGTGAGGCTCGCGCGGCAGACGACGCGGCAGCACCCATCAAGCGCGGTCCCGGACGGCCTCGCAAGGCTGTCTGACGGCCATGGCGGTCGAGACGTGGGGAGTGGACGTCGAGGACCTCGCGATGACCTTGCGGTCGGCGAAGGGTCTCGACGAAGACGTCGCCGAGCAGGCCATCGAGGAAATGGCCGGCGAAATCGGCGGCGTCCTTCTCATTATGCGGATCGATCCTGCCGCGATCACCGAGGCTGATTTCCCGACGGATCGCGTCGTGCTTCAGCGGTTGCTCCGGGCAGGGGCAGCCGCGAACTACGTCTACAAGGCGACTGGTTCGGCGAAGGGCGCTGAAGCGCACTCGACGTTCTACCGCGAGAAGCTCGCCGACCTGTCGCGGAACCCGAATCAGCTCGTCATCTACGCACGCCGGACCGGCGTGAACATGGTGACGACGCACAGCACGGCAGGGAATCAGTCCTCGTCCCTGACCGCGGCATACCGGGCGGATCTCGACGGCTTCATCAACCCGAACCGGTGGCTGATGTGACATGCAGCAGCTGCTTGAACTTCGGATTGATGGCATTTCCGAAACGTCGGTTGTGCTCGGCGTTGCGGCGGATTCTCTGAAGGATCAGATCCGGCTCTATCAGGCGATGATCCGCCCGATGAAGCGTCCTGACGGTCGTGGCTGGGTGATTGATCCGCAGTACACGTTCGAGGGTGCGACGCGGCGGAAGTTCGAGCAGGGAGGCCGCAACACGTACGACCCGAACCCGTGGGAGGCGTACGCGAACGAGCCACGATACGCGAAGATGAAGGCGCACTACGGTGGCGGCTCTCGGGTGTTGATCTGGGAGGGGGCGAAGGACCCGCTGTTCGAGACGCTGCTGAATCCGGATCACCCCGAGCACATCGAGGCCGTGAAGGTCGGGTTTTTTCAGTTCGGGACGCGGCGCTGGTATGCGCGGCGGCTGCATCTTGGCGGCTTCTGGCAGCCGTGGGACAAGGTGTTCCCGAAGGCCCGGCCGATTCTGCGGTTGTCTCAGCGAGCAGGGGTCGAGTTCGCCCGTGGCGCGCAGCGGCTCATTATCGCCGACCTTGCGGTCGCAAGCGGAATGAGCGGATCTCCGGGCGCGAAGCTGAACCGTGTTCGGCCAGGGAGGCGGCGTTGAGCGCGGTTCCGTCGTGGCATACCACCGGGCTCGTTGTGCGGGCTGCGGTGCTGACGCTTGCCGGTGTCATCGACGACGACATCTACGAGTCCGGAGGCGAGTGGGCGAGCTCGCCGATCAAGCCGCCGTTGCCGAAAACCCCGGAAAACTTCGACACGGCGTCAGGGCTTCCGGTCGACGGCGCGATTTTCGGAAGGATTCCGGCGATCGACGAGATCAGCGAGGCGATTCCGCCATGGGTGTGCGTCTGGTGCGAGGACCCACCGTCATCGCCAGACGAGAACCTTGATTCGGATTCGCGGCTGGTCGAGGTCGTGCTTCAGGTCCACTACCGCGTTGGGCTCGACGGCGAGACCTACGACCTGTCGGTCGCGGAGGAGGTCTTGCGGCAGACGGCAGAAGCCGGGGCGCGGTTGATGGCGTCGTTGCTGGCGCGGAATCTTCCGCTGAAGGCACGCGAGCTCGACCCGACAGGAGCATGGGGGATCGTGCACGCGCGGGCGACAGAGCCGCAGGCAGGGTATCAGATCGCGCTCGATGACGAGGCCGGGCAGGAAACGCTGGTTTGCGATGCGCGGTCGACAGTGGTAGTGATTCAGCATCGGTCGTACGCGACCACGACGTCAGGAGTCTGAAATGTCCGTCTTCAATCCGAACATCGCGCTGTGGCTCGCGAAGGCAGAGGCGTCCGAGGGGACCGCCGAGACGCTGACGCCGGGGACGGACGACCTGCCGGTGATGGCGGGTTCGTCGATCAACGAGAACGTGCAGCACGGCGAGGTGTTGCTCGACAACGCGATCGGCGGCGAGTTCCCTGCACCGCGAACGCAGTGGAGGCCGACGGCCACGGTGATCGTGCCGCTGTACGGACTCGGCAAGGACAACGACTCGAAGATCATCCTTCCGATTTGGATGTCGGTCATCCTGCAGTCGTTCGGGAAAATCGTGAAAACCGCGACGACCGAGGCGGCTGCCGTGTGGACTCCGCACATCTCGATCGCGTCGCTGACGTCTGGAGTTCCAGCGACGACAGCGGCAGCCAAGACGTTCACGCTCGGGCAGTACGTCGGCGGGATCGGAGACCCGGCGAGCGGGAAGAAGCTCTACAAGGTGATGCGCGGCTGTCGCGTGCAGCGGGCGACGTTCTCGTTCGTCGCGGGGCAGATCGCTACGGTCACGTTCGAGATCGTCGGGCGCGGCGTGAAGCCCGTGGACGCCACCACGGATATCACCGGAAACGACCTCGACGGGGTCAAGGCCGACTTCATCGTTCCCGACGCGCTGGCGACGTCGTACGACGGCACGCTGGCGAACTCGAAGAACTTCACGGTGGTCGTCGACACCGGCGCGCAGCACATCGAGTCGGACGCAACGGCGGACGGCGTCGGAGCGACGGCGCTCGGGAATATTCGGGTTTCCGGGACGATCGACCCCTGGTACATCGAGCAGTCGACGAAGGACTACTACGACCGGATTCTGGAGCCGATCGACTACACGGCCGGCGCGTGGGCGAAGCGCGCGATCTCGGTCGCGGCGAACGGCGTCTATCCTGCGAACCGGGCGGCTGCGTCTGGGTTCGGGATCAAGCCGGCGCTCCCGGCCGTCCAGCTGATCGGAGAGGTCCAGAAGGATCCGGTGGCGCTGCGGATGAGCCTCCAGTTCAAGAACGCGGCGGCGGCGGATTCCTCCAACGAGTTCAGCCTCACGATCCTGTAACGACGTCGAGAAGCGCGCAGAACGCGCGTCTGGACGCTTCCTAGAGCCACCCACATGCTCACCCTTCCCCCGATCCGCTGGACGCCTGCAGCGTACGCAGGAGCCCCGAAGAACGAGTGCGTGTCGTTCTGGTACACATCCGACTACGACACCCAGCGCGAAGCAGTCGCCCGATGGGAGAAGGCGGCTGCGGAAGCGACCGACCGCGACGCCGCGTTGCGGGATCGCAAGGTCGCGCAGCAGCGCATGGATCACGCGTCTTCGGTTGGCGACGAGGACGGCGTTCGTCGTTTTCAGTCGGACATCGATCGCGCCGTGAATCGCTACGGCGGCACCGAGGAAGCGAGTGACGAGGCATCGTACCACGACATCGCCGGCATCCTCGGGACGATGCTCCAGTCGGCGGATGTCGGCGGCCAGCGCGTGCCGTTCCCGACCGATCCGGGGCAGCGGCTGAAGTTTCTGCGATCGTTGCCGCGAACGATCGTGCTCGAACTGCTGCTGGCGCTGCTTCGCGGGGAGTACGATCGGGATTTCCGGGGAAAATCCTGACCGCACTCCGAATCGGGTTCGCGGACCGCGGGGTGCGGATGCTCTTCGACTGCGGGGAATGTCGACGCATCAGGCTCTACGCGGACACGTCGGTCATGCGCCGCAATTGCGACGGCGGCAACCCGCCCGGCGAAACCCGGGAAATCCCGGCAGGCATGAAGTACGGAGACCCGAGGCTGGCGTTCGGGTCGCTTCGTGACATCGGGCGTCTGTCCGGGGCTCGTCAGTTCGCCCACCTCGAAGGCGAGGAGGTGGACGAGGTGATGTGGTCCTGCCCTCTCGTCGGGATGGAGCAGGCGCACTGGGAGTGGTTGCGCATTGCCGGACGGGTGCTTGCCGGTTACGCTCTCCCTGTCGAGCGGTGGACGCCGTTCTACGGGGATCTGGTTCTCTCCGTGACCGGCGCGCAGCATGACATGCAGGCCGCGATGCAGCGGCTCCGGCAGGCCGAGGAATCGAGGAAAAACCAATGAGCGACATCGTTCAGAACCTCGTCCTCCAAGGCAAGGCGCGCGTCGATGAGGCCGTGCGCGGCCTGAACAGCGTGGCGAAGGCGAACCGCGACATCGGGGTTTCCGCCGATTTCGTGAAGGGTGCGCTGCTCGGTATGACCGCGACGATGGCGAGCGCGGTCTACCTGTCGCAGCAGCAGACGCAGACCATGACGGGCCTTGAGCGATCGCTGAAGTCGGCCGGGATCGAGATGACCGACGTTCAGGACCGCCTCAACGGCCTGTTCGTCGAGATGCAGGCGTTCACGAAGTTCGGCGACACGGACGTGGCTGAAGCCATGCGCCGGGTCACGAATGCGGTGGCGTCGGCCAAGCCGAGCTTCGAGCAGATCGCAGGCCTGACGACGCTGGTTCTCGACGCCAGCGCGGCAACAGGCAAGGGCGTTCAGGAACTGTCGGTCCAGATCGGCAAGCTCGCTGCTGGCGATGGCGGTCCTTTGCTCGAGCTTGCGCCGGCGTTGCGCGAGAACGTCGTTGAAATCCAGAAAATCGGGGACGCATCGGAACGAGGGACTCGGCTTCTCGCGCTGCTCAATGCGCAGTTTGGCGGCGCAGCGAAGGCGATGGACCCGTTCTCGCTGGCGTTGGCGCGGATCAAGAACGGCACGGGCGACGTGCTGGAGAACCTGGGCGACACGATCACGAAGTCGGAAGGCGTGACGCGAGGCCTGAGCAGCCTTGCGAACATGATCGACATCGTGGCGCAGTCGTTCACTGCTGCGAGCCCGGTTGCGCAGGGTTTCGGAACGATGATCGGGGATGCGGTTGACGTCGCGATCTCTGCCTTTCGGGAGATCGTCGCTGGTGTGCTCTGGATGTACAAGACGGTCCGAGGCGCGACGGACACGCTCGGGTCGCAGGGTCTTCGCGACCAGCAGGCAGCGGCAATTGCCGGGCTGCGAGTCGTCGAGGAAATCCGGAAAAAGGGAAACCACGCGACGAAGGAGGAGATCGAGAACCTGATTCGCGTCGGGCGTCAGTCGGGCGTGCTCGGGGACGTGTCGGTCAAGGGATGGGAGCGCGAGCTTTCGGCGGCTCGCCGGTTGTCCGGGCTGCGGGAGATCCATCCGGGAGATCTGGAGAAGCTTCGGCGCGACTTGGAGGTGACCCGGGTTGACCTTGGGGAACGTCTTGGGGAGGATGCCGACGCATTTTCCAAGGAAATGCAGCAGCTTGATTCGCTAATCGAGCGTGTGCGCGCAGGCCGGGTCGACGTTGCGACATCGCAACGCGAGGTCCCGACCGGGCTTTCTGGTTCGAGGTCTGGCGCTGGCGCGGTGAGCGCTGCGAAGGCAGAAGCCGACGAGCTGAAGGCGCTTGCCGATCGGGCGCTTGCCGAGGTCGAAGCGCAGCGTCGACGGATGTCCACGGCGCGCGATCTGTACATCGACTCGGTCAGGGAAATGCAGGAGCACATCCCCGGCGCGCTCCGCACGGCGGCCGACCTCCGGCAGACGATCGAGGACATCCACGCGCAACTTCGGTTCCCGGAGGATCTCGACAAGGCTGAGATCGAGCGGCTTCAATCGTTGACGGTCGCGATCAGGGAATACCTCGAAAATCAGAAGGCATATTCGGCCGAGCTCCAGCGACTCGCCGACGAGGAGAAGGCACGACAGGCGCAGATGCGTCGGGCCGGGACCGATCTCCGCGCGGCACTGACTGGCGGCGCGATGTCTGCGGCACCGATCGAGTCGGACGCGGCGCGCATGATGCGCGAGTTCGACGAGAAGTTCGCGGATCTCATGGCATCGATCCCGGCGCGAAGTGCTGAGGCGTTCGGAGCGTTCGCGGTAAACGCTGGAAACGCCTTCGGTGCAGCGATCATGTCCGGGTCGAGTTTCGGCGATTCGATGGCCGAGATCAGCGCAGGCGCTGCGGCAGCGCTTGCCAACAGCTTCGCGCAGGCTCTTGCGGCGCTTGGCGCTGCGCTGCTGTTCGTGAACCCAGCTCAAGGCGCCGGGCTGATTGCGGCCGCTGCGGGCCTTGGCGTCGTCGGTGGCGCGCTCGGAGCGTTGTCTGGCGGGTCTTCTGCTGGTGCTGGCTCAACGGCGTCTGGCGCGCGTTCTGCGGGCTTCTCGGGCGGGTACGATTCGACCGGGATTCGCCCGGCGTCGGAAGGCTCCGGGTACGGGACGACGCAGGTGCTCTCGATGTACGGGGTGACGCTGGTCACGGAGGACGCGCGGACGATGGAGCGCATCGGCAGGAGCGTCCAGCGGTCGATGGCTGACGGGGGGCGCGTCTGATGGGGCATCCAGTTTTCTTCGCATCGATCCCGCGCGGGGATTATCTCGTTCGGGTTCAGCGTCTCGACGGATCTGGAGGCGTATCCGGGTCTCCGGTCACGGTGACGATCGAGGTCGACGGTCCGACGTACCCTGTGCCGTGGTCAACAGGTGACACGAGGTCGCTGTTCCAACTCGTGCGGGCAGCGTTGCAGACGCACGCAGCGTTCAGCGGGACATGGACGGTGACGTTCCCGTTGACGGACGAGCAGGGATTTCGCGCGATTTTCGGGAACAGCAACGCGCAGTTCCGTTTCGAGATTCCAGCAGGGAACGCGCTTCCGCTCGGGTGGATCGGGCAGGAGGGAAATGCGAACGTCGCGGCCGTCAACGACAGCGGCGTGTGGGTTGTCCGCGCGAGGTATCACACGGCTCGCACGTGGCGACCGCGTGCGCACCTGGTCGACTACGGATGGACCCCGACGCCTTGGATGCGCGCTGTCTCGCCGCAGTCCGGCGACGGGTCGATCTTCTCGGTTTCGCTGTCGGGGTCTGTCGGCCCGCAGTGGCGCGTCCTGTCGGTGGACGCGACGGTCGGCGCGCTGGGCGCTCGGATGCAGCGTCGACGCGCCGCACGAGAGTCGTTCGCGGATGCGGCGTCGACGGATGAGGACGACCCGTTCGTCGCGCTCGACTCGGTTGACGGGTTCTGGCAAGCGACGGCAAGCGGGCTCCCGTTCGTGATGCTGGAGGACGAGCTGACGGCGACGGTCGACGACAGGCAAGGGCCGTACGTGATCGCGGACGCGCCTACGGCCCCTGTGTCGAACGCCGGGTGGCAGGGGCTGCGCGAACCGAACGTGACTCGACCGGGGACCAGTGGAGGCCGGAGAATCGTGCAGTTCTCCGCGCTGGAGATCGGCGAGGATGACGCTGCGAATCCGCCTGACGACGGCGGGACCGAGGTCGCTGAAGCTCCGTCCTGGTTCGTGTCCGGGACGATCTTCGAGGACGTGTCGGCGTTGACGTCTGCGTTTGACCCGACGGAGTTTTCGGGGTTTTACGCGCTGGTGGAAGACGCGATCGGGGATGAGGTGCAGACGTACCGGAGCGATGGAACGGACTGGGTTCCGGTCGTGGATTCCGAGGTCGGCGAGTCGGTGAACTGGGGCAGCGTTGCGAGCGTTGCGAACCTTCCGACGAGCGGTGTTCGGGTCGGCGACCTGTGCATCACGACCGACACCGGGTACCGGTGGGAACTGCAGTCGACCGGGCCTGACGTCTGGCGAATCGTCGAGGTCGGCGAGGTCGCGTCGATTGCCGCGCTGCCGTCGTCGGACGTCCGCGAGGGGGCGACCGCGACGATCAGGGGCGACGCATGGACGTACGCATCCGGCTCGTGGACAAGCCCACCGATCACGATCTCCTCGTGGGCGTCGCGTCCGCTCGGCGCGTCGGCGTATGACGGGATGTGGGGCGTGTACTCCTCGGGCGGGGTGGTCCGTGCGTACCGCTACAGCTCGACCGCCGAGGAGTGGGTCCCGCCGGTCGTGTACGCCGGGACGGTAACGCTGCGTGCGCGCATCGACGGAGACGTGAAGCCCGACGCCGAGACGCCGACGTGGATCGACACCGCCGGCAACGGCGGCACGATTGCGTCCGACGGCACGCGGGTCACGTGGCAGGCCGACACGAACGACAATCGGACCGCATACAGCGCGTACGATCACGGCGTGTCGGCCGGAAAATACTACATGTGCGGGTACATCAGCGCGGCTTCCGTCGGCGGGTCCGTGGATATCGGCGTCCGGATCGGCGTCTCCAATGGCTCGCGGTTCGTGCCGATCGCCAGCAGCACCACGCTGGCGAACGGTTGGCGGTTTCTTTTGGCGACGACGCCGACCTACAGCACGGTCATCGCGGGCGCGGCAAAGTCCGCCGCAACGGAGCGGTGGGTTGAGGTGCTGGTGGACGGGACCACGGCGTGGCTCTACGTCGATCAGGAGCTTGTGCAATTTTCCGCCGTGTCCGGGTTCGCGTCGTCGGCGACGACCGCGTTCCTGCTCGGCGACACGCTGACGACGACGCGGGGCAACCTGCTCGGGCGGTCGCTGAGATTCCTGACGTACTGACGGAGCAACGACGATGACCGAATTCGCGCTACAAGCATTCCTCGACGGGCACGATATCCGGCATTTTCGGGCGCGCGAACTCCGCTGTCACGCCACCGGGGAGTACCCGCCCGACACGTGGTTCACGCGCATCCTGCCGGTCCTGCGAGCCGCGGAGCACCTGCGCATCCTCGTCGGGCGTCCCGTGGTCATCCCGCCCGGTGGCGCGTACCGGTCCCCGAGCGCACCGCTCATGCCCGGACAGGCTCCGCTGTCGCGGCATAGGTCCTTCCGGGCGCTCGACCTTCGCGTTCCGTCCGGTCTCGACGCCGTCACGTGGTGCGAGATGGTCGATCGCGAGGCAGACGCGATCGAGGCGATCGGCATCCGGACCGGGAGGATCTTCTATCCGCCTTCGCCTCGGAGGCAGCCGGGGTTCGTGCACATCGATGCGGGCGACCGGGCGGCGCGGCACCGGTCGGCGGTGATGTGATGGACGCATCGACCGCGCGGTTCGTCACGGCGCTTATCGCGTCCATCCGCAGGAGCGCGGCTGTGGACGCTCTGGAGCGCGTCAAGCGTCTGGCCCATGTGCAGACACCCACGACGCCTTCGACGCGCTCCTGCGCGATTTCTCGCGGTCTCCTGTTGCGCCAGACGGACGAGTGCGCGATCCTCCCGCTTGCGTCCGCCCGGTGTTCGGTCGGGTGGTGGTGCCGGGCGGACGCACACGAGGATTGACCATGGCCTACGACGCACGACAGCAGACGTTCGTCGTCGCCTTCGCCGGGCTCATGGCTCGAACCGGGACCAGTGTTTCACCGATTCCGATCGCGACCCGGCAGTTCCAGCGGTCGCAATCGCTCTTCGATGCGCCATACGTCGCTGCGATCTCGCACGGGAACGGCATCACGTGGGGCGGTTCTTCCGTCGAGTTCATCAGCGGCCTTCCACGTCAGGAACGCATGGTCGTCCGCATCCAGGCGAACGATCACCGCTGGCCGGAAATCGTCGAGTATTTCCTTGGCGGTGTCGCCGACGCGTTGACCGAGGTCGCGACGCAGTTCGACCCCGGCGACACGTCGCTTGAAGTCGAGTCCGGCGCTGGCGCGTTCTGGAGCGACTATGCGTTCGCGTCTGTCGGGCGCTCGATGTACCGCGTCACCGGCGAGTCTTCCGACGTCCTCACGCTCGCTGCGGACTCGTGGAGTCCGACCGCTGGAGTCATCACGGGAGGTCTCGCGCTCGCGTCGACTGGAGGCTACGGGCACGGAGGGACCCGGGTATTCGAGGTTTCCCCTGTTTCCGACACCGACGTCCCGCCGTTCCGCGACACGCAGGTCTACGGCAGGTCGCAGTTCGTGCGCGGCCGCGAGGTCTGGCTGTACCGGAAGGACAGTGGTCCGGTCCCGGAAACGCTCATCGGGCGGTATCTGGTCGACCGCGTGCGCACCGAGGGAAACGGCTCGGAAATCGTCGTCGAGTGCATCGACATGCTGTCTGTGCTCGCGGAGTCCGAGTTCAATCGGCGGCCTCAATCCTACGTCGTAACCGAGTGGCCGCAGGGCCTGACCATCTTCCGTGGCCCATATTCCCCGTCGTCGATCCGCGTCGGCCTCCGGAAGCTCGATACCGGAGACGGCGAGTTCAACCCGCTGTGGGGTGAACTCGACCAGCTGACGGCGGTCCTTCAGATCGGGAAGTCCGTCGTCGTCACCGACGGCTGGACGTGCGGGGCGCGTGATGCACTGGCGCAGTTCGAGCCTCCGGGCGGCCGCTTCGGGTCGGACACGATCCCCGAGGTCCTGATCGGCGAGACCGCGTTCGAGATCCTGGTGAGCGACCCGCTGACCGGCGAGGCCAACCACCCGTTCTACGACGCAGCGACGTCCGCGATCCTGACGCACCCGCTGGACCTTCTCCGCGCGCACCTCGGGCTTGCGGGGCAACTCCCGTCGCAGTGGCTGGTAGACCTGCCACCCGACGCGATCGACGACAGCGAGATCCGAAGGCTCCGCGATACCGTCTACTCGGGGATCGAGTGGCCGGGCATCCTGCTCGGTGTCGACGGGGAGCCTGCAAAGGTCCTCGAAACCCTGCAGAAACTCTACCTCCAGCCGCTCGGCGCGTCGCTCGGGGTCGATTCCGTCGGGCGCTTGACCGTGCGCTCGATCTTCGACACGTCGCGGGCGGACGCCGAGCTCGATTCAGCGGACGATCTCGGGCAGCGGGACATGACGCCGGACTTTGACATCGTGGCGGATCAGGTCATGACGTCCGCGGGCATCGGGGCGTCAGGGCGTCCACGGCTTGCTGTGGCGACGCGCGAAGCGGTGATGCGCGAGTGGTACCCGTACCGATCCGCGCGCGTCCAGATCGACGCTCACGGCCTGTGGTCGCCAGACCGCGAGGTTCCCGCCGACGTGTTCGACCTTGCATCGATCCGCATCTACCGGAACCGCATCCTGACGCGGCTTGCGCAGTACCTGCGAAACCCTCCGAAAATCGTCAACCTGTCGTTCACCGCCGCGAAGGACGTCAGTCCCGGTCTGACGTACACAGTCGAGCTCCCGGGGCTTCGGGTGGGCGATGGCGGCGCCGTCGACGAGACAGGGGAAGCGGACGTGATCGTGCTCCGCGAATCGCGGACGCTCACGACTCGCGACGTCAAGGGTTACATCCGGTCGAGATATGGGCTGATTTCGGCGTCGGCGGAGGTGACCGATCAGGACGGCGACACGCTGACGCTCGACAGCCTTCGGTTCATCAAGCCGCTCGACGGCGACGGCGAGTACAAGGCACCGAACGCGGTCGTCGAGCAGGACGTTGAGACGTTCGCAGTTGGGCAGCGGATCGCTCTCCGGACGAAACGGATGGTGATCAAGGCGCTGGCGACGATCGACTCAATCGACGCAGGCAACTCCGCGTTCACGCTTGCCGACTTCTCGACGTCGTACACGTACGACCCCGGCGACATCGTGACGCTCGCTCCCTACGATGACGCGATGGACCCGGACCGCGCGACGTGGGCATGGCTCGACCGAACCCGCTACGGGATGTGACATGGCATTTCGACCCATTGACGACGACGCGATCGCGGCAGACGAACCGGGCTCGGCCGCGCTGTTCCGAAACCTCGACGAATCCGCGCTCTACGTGCTCGCCGAGCGTGGGCCTTGTGCCGCTCACGGGTACCAGCTGAGCGCGGCATGGGCAGAGGACGAGGCCCCGATCGCGTCGGGCTCAGTCGTCCTCGCGTCCGTGCGCTGGGCGTGCCGTGGACCTCGTCGCTGGTGGGTCCATCCGGCGCTGTGCGACGCGCAGGGCAACGGCTTCGTGAAGGTCGCCGTCGCGATGACCATCGCGCTTCCTCGGACCCCAGTCGATCCGCCTTCGGTTTCGGTCGGAACTGAAACGCCGTACATCGATTTCGGGGTATTTTCCGCGCAGGAGTTCAGCGGGAGATCCGAGACCGCGTTCACCGATGCGCTGACGTCGAGGCCGGCGCAGTTCAAGACGTTGACGACGGGCGCGACGCTGACGCAGCGGACGTTCACGGTTCCGGTCCGAGCGGGCTGGAACTCGCTGTTCATCGCGTTCCGGTGTCACCCGCTGGTCAACGAGTTCGCAAACGTGGAGGCGGCGGACTTCGGGCAAGGGCTCTACACCGGACCGCTCACGACGTCTCATGAGTCGGCGGGCTTGGCGAACACCGCCGATTTCCTGCCGATTCCTCAGTGGGCTTCTGTCGTGCCGTCGCTCGTCGAGGGCGATCTGGTTTCCGGGATTTCGCAGGGGTATCCGTACCTCTTCACCGTGTCGGCGTCAGGGTATCAGGACAAAGGTCCGTTCGAGCTCTCGGAGTCGCCCGGATCCACACAGCTCGCCGGCGATGCCGCGGCATATCACGGGGTTTCCTCGTCCGCGTTGCAGGTATTCCATGGGGATCTGTCGATCGGCCTGTTCTCCGGCTGGTCGATCACGTCGCAGGGAATCATCCCGACGACGTACCTCGGGGATGGAGCGATTCGATGGCGGCAGACGCCGGGCGGGCAGCTCGCGGATCTGGCCGAGGAAATCGGGGACCTTCACGCTGCGAGGCTCCCGTGCGTCGGCTTCGAGATGGCGCTCGCGCTCCGCGAGGAAGCCGCAAGCTATTCGTCGGCGCTTGGCGGCGCGGCGGCGTTCCGCCCGATGCACCATCGTGTCGGGTGGTGCATCGAGCAGATCCCGAGCGCCTTCGAGTTTCCGATCGAATGGAACGACGCGTCCCCCGTCGAGGTCTGCCGGTACGGGTACGTCCACCGTCAGGACGCACTCCCGGGGCAGACGCTGGCGCTCTCCGTCTCGATCCCGTGGATGCTCGCCGCGCTCTACGCGGAGACGCGCCCGGTCGACTACGACGTCGAGTTCACCGTCGACGTCATCAACGCGACGAGCGGCGCAACGCTGGTGTCGGCCTCGACGACGATCGCGAGGCCAGACAGCACCGAATCGGCGGGCTCTCGCGCGTCGATCTGGCGGATCATCGAGGCCCGGATGTCGACACAACGGGTGTTCCCGGCCGCCGACACCGAGTGTTCGCCGTCGACGCCTCATTGGCTGGCCGGATGCGTTCCGGCGTCTGATGTCGACGTCTGGAAAACCACGGAAATCCAACTCGCGTTGACTGGCGCGTCTGCCGGGACGGCCTATTACGTGCGGGTTTCTGCCCGTGTTGACGCCGGCTCGTTCGTCGCACGGCAAGGCGACGTGCTCGTTGTCGGCGATCCTGGGGTTTTCGTGATTTCGCAGGAGGTGTGACGTGGCAATCACGATCAATCTCGCGCGCGTGACGCCTCGGGCGACGGAGATTGACGCGCTCATCCGAAGCGCGGACCCGTGGTCGAAGGCATCGCAGGCGCTCAACCACTACGTGGCCGAATCCATCCACGAGCTTCTCCGTTTCGAGGTGCCGAGCGGCGCGGGATTCTCGGAAATCGGAACGCCCGAAACGATCGCTGCTGGAGTCGTGTGGGTCCCGGACTTCGGGTCCGGAGACACGGTCTTGCGCGTCACGACAATCGCGTCGGGGGACGCGTCAGACCCCCACGAAGTCGCAACGACAATCGGCTCAGACACTGCGACGACGACCCATACGAGCGGGTCAGTCACCGTCGAATCCGACGCGACATCGATCCAGATCTCAGGCGGGCAGTTCGTCACGTGGGCGGTCGCTCACGAGGGACGTGGACAATTGCTGACCGTTGTCGTAACGGTGGAAGAGGCAAACGCGGCCGCGATCGACGCGGCGTACTGACGGAGGGGCCGATGAAAGTGCGTTGCGTCAACACGGGGTTTCACTCGCCGAGCCTGATTCGGCGTGGGTGCGTCGCATCGGCGGTCATCACGACGTCGACGGAAGGCGTCGCGATCGACTTTTCCGAGGATTTCGAGGCGTGGAACGGGACAGCCGTCGCCCCCGTTGCGATCGAAGGATCGGTGTCGTGGCTGCGGCTCACGAGCCGAAGCCCGTCGCATCGCATCGACCTTCGGGTTGACGGTCTGACGGTTCTGTCCGTGTTCGGACACGGGTCGGCGGTCATCGAGGCCGTAATGCTCGATGGGGCGTTTTCGCTGGTTTCCGACGGGGACTCTCCGGTGGCGGAAGTGACGATCGGCTTCGAGCCTGTGGAGTAAAACCCATGAAAACCAGACTGCGCCGGTACTTGCCGGTCATCGTCACCGCCGTCGCCGGTATCGGTGCGGCATACCTTCGATTTCGTGGCCAGCCGGGGCTTGCCGCCGTCGTCGAGACGCACGCGGCGGAACTCCTTTTGGCGTCGCTGGCGCTCGGCGGGGCGGTCGCGTGGCAGCCCGGACGGACGCACGAGGACATCCGCCGCGAGGCGGGAGGCGAGTCGTGAGCCGCCGTCGCGCTGTGACGATCGTCCGCATGCTGGCGGATCTGCATGTCGCGCTGCGAGGCGCGTCGATCGCGCTCGTGGCGCTGGCGCTGCTGTCCGCGATGGCCTCCTGCGGAGCTCCGCAGGACCCGCACGCGGTGCACCTGCGGCACGTCTCGCCCTCGTGGGCCTCGACGGACGCGGGGGCGCGCATCGCCGCCGCCGTCGGGCTCCAGTACGAGGGGCAGGACGTCGACGTGAGCGGGGCCGTGGTCATCGCTGCGGGGCAGGTCGTCACGGTCGAGTCGTGCACCGCCGTCCCGACGATGGGCGTCGGGGCGGTGTGCGTGGAGTACTACCTACGCGAGCCGCGTCAGGTGTGCGCGATGCACGCGGGGCGTCGGCAGTGCTGGACGCTCGACGAGGAGGCGTCGCCCGGCTCGGGTGACGCGGAGCCGTGACGGACCCGGCGATCACCGTCGCGGTCGCCGCAGTCGTCGGGGCGCTCGCGGTCGTCGTGCGCCGCGTCGGAGAGGCGATGGCGCGGCGGTACGAGCTCGACACGACCGCGCGGCATGAGGACCGTGCGCGTGCGCGTGCGGAGCGGGAGAGGGAGCGCGCCGAGTTGGAGCGGCTGCGCGCGGAGAACGTGGAACTCCGGGCGGACATCGCGCGGCGGATGCCGGACGAGGACGGGGGCTAGCTGTCATCCTCGGAGATCCACCCCGAGACGACGCGCAAGATCGAGAGCTGCGATTGCAGCCACGATCGGAACTTGGCCGTTCCCAACGGCTCGGATCCGGTGTGCCCGATCGGCCACCCCATGAGCCACTCGATCCACGCAGGGTTCAGTGGTCCACCACCCTCCTGAGCCTGCACCCAGTGGTCGATCCGGTCGTGCTCCCGCGACGCTCCCGACTGACGCGTCAGGGCGGCGGGGCTCGATCCCTTCGACGCACAGGCCGTCGGCGTCGGGACGGCCTGCGCCTTGACCCATGTGGCAAGCCCATCCCCGGAGTTCGGGGACGCGCCCTTGCGATTGTAGTTCCCGCTCACGGTCGGCGTCGGGGCGAGCTGCGAGGATCCAGATTCGATCGCGTCTGTGTACGATGCACGGTGCCGCGTCAGCCATGATGGCGTCCCGAGCTCCGTACACTCCCCACGCCGCATCATACCCCATCGCGGCCAGGTCCCCGAGAACTCGTCCGAGCCCGCGAGAAGTGAGAGCTGGGGAGTTCTCCATGAGCGCGAGGCGTGGTCGTACCTCGCCAATGATGCGCGCCATCTCGGCCCAGAGCCCGGAGCGCGCGCCGTCGAGTCCCGCGCCTCGTCCGGCGACGCTGACATCCTGGCACGGGAATCCCCCGGTGACGATGTCGACGCGTCCTCGCCAGGGCGCGCCGTCGAAGGTCCTGACGTCATCCCACACGGGGAACAACTCGAGCACTCCGTCGCCCTGGCGGGCGAGGAGCATTCGGCGTGCGTGCTCGTCGACCTCGACGGCGCAGACGCACCGGACCCCGAGGAGCATCCCGCCGAGGATGCCACCGCCAGCGCCCGCGAATAGTGCCAGCTCACGGAGCGCCATGCGGACGCCTCGCGCTCGCCTCGACCGACGTGATGTCGTCGACCGGCACGAACCACCGGTTTCCGTCGTGATCCGCCTTCACCCATTGGCCCCAACTCTGCTCGCACTGCCCCCATTCGGGGGCGTCTCCGGTCGCCTCCCCGGTAGCGATCCCGTAGTCGCCGAAGTTGAACCGCACCCGTGTGCCAGCCAGCAGCGGCTCGGGACGAAAGACCGGATCCCACGGGTCCGGCTCGGGGTTGGCGTCCGCGATGCGCACGCAGGCGAAGTCCGGAGCGGTCATGTCCAGCACCTCTAGGTCACGGACATCGTCTTCGGACCTCGCGACCGCCACGCTGATGGCGGAAACGATCGTCTCGAGATGACGCCTCCCGTATGGGGCGTGCGCCTTGATGCTGATGGACGACGGGTCGATGCCATCCCCCCAGACTGGGGCGTCCGCGTACGTTGGCTCCTCCGTCCGCACGACGGCGGAGAGCACGAGGAGTGGTCCCGCGTCGCCCTGCGGACCGCGCCAGACCTCGATGCGAAGGCTGCCGTCTTCCTGCGCCTCCCATCGGAGCCGGCCGGTCATGGTGATGTGGGATCGGATCGACCTGATCGGGATGCCAGGAGGCGACCCGTCGTCCCACTCCAGCGGGAACCCGTGTCGGTGTACCCAAACGGCGGCCCACGGTCCGGGGCAATACGAGGCATCGCAGTGCCCGTGGGCGACCGCGAGCTTCCAGCCCAGCATGGCTGCGCGCTCCTCCGGGGTGACGCTCCCGATCTCCTTCCGGAACCTCACATCCACTAGCGCATTCTCCAGGCGGCCCGCGAATGGGGCCCACGCGAGGACGCACCACTCGATTGGGGCCTCGCCCCAGAAGTCGTGGATGGCCAGCTTCTCGACCAACGATGCGGGGGCGCGCCCCGCGAACGCCTGACCCATGACACCCTCTCGTCTTCTGTGCCCCGTCTTGCGGAGCGGCCTCGTCAGTGCGCGCGTCACGCGCAGACCCCAGCGCGGGGGTTTCGGCCTCAGTCGACCACCGAGTCGAAGTCCGTCCGCTCCCGTAGCGTACTCTCCCAGTCGCCGGGGTTGTCGTCCCGGCGAATTCCGCGCCCCGCCTCGGCCATGGTCGCCGCGCTGATGCCCGCGAACACGAGCGTGCCGTCACGGAGGAGATACCACGTATCCGTATCCTCGTCGTACTGCGCGCCGAGCGCGTCGACCGCGTAGCCGATCGCCTCGTCGTCGTCCATCTCGTCGTCGGTCTCGTCGTTGTCGATGAGGATCCCGCGCGCCTCCTCCTCATCCCCGCGCCGGAGCATGCGCCCGGCAAGGATAACGGCATCCACCGGGAGCGCATTGAAGCGATCGCTGTACCACGTGCCATCGACCCGCTGCGCGAGCCCGAACGCCGCCTCGGCGATCTCGCGGAGGTCGTCGTCAGCGATGTCCTCGTCGAGCGCCTGCGTGGCGGCGTCGAGGATCTCGCCAGCGGCGGCCTTCTTGTCCTGAAGGACCAGCCAGCCGACATCCGCCATGACGCCGTCGTCGACTCCCGCGAAGCCCTCGCCCCACCACGTCTCGCCCGAGCGTCCGCGGCGCGCCTGGTAGAACTCGACCGCGGCGTCGAGGCAGGCGGCGTCCAGCTCGCGCTCGATGATGTCGGTGCACCGCTCGAACTCGGCGGCGCTGATGTCGACGGTCGGGACGCCGAGGTCGGTGCGGTGCAGGGTGATAGCCATGTCTTCGTCCTTCGTGTTGCCGAGGCTTGATTGCCTCTTGATGGGTTGACTTGTAGTCTCGCCTGATTCTCGTGTCAACTCTTTTTCGCAAAGAGATCGGACGCGCGGCTCAGCAGCCGCAGTAACTGTCTCCCCACTCCCCGTCAGCGATGCGCGCATCGCGCTGAGTGAACCAGCATCCGCACTCCCAGCACCGTTTGCGCGGCGCGGCCTTCTTGACCGTCGAGGCGTCCGCCTTGGCGGTTGGCGCTGCAGTCGACTGCAGCGCGGCGACGGTGGACCTCGCGACGTCCCGGTCCGAGGTCCACCACGCCTTGGCGGTGGGGTCCCACTTCAGGCCCGCGGCACGGAGGTGCTCGCGGACCGGGTAGGTGTTGCCGGCGACGTAGTGGCGGTTGGCGCTGGTCTGGATGGTGAGCATCTGGTGTCTCCGATTCGTCGGTCGTCGCCATCCCTTGGCGATGATCGGAATGTAGTCTCGCCTGATTCCCTTGTCAACTAGTTCTAGCGTGAAATCAACACGGCGTTGCTTTTTTGATCCAGATGTCAGCCCGCACTTTCCGAAACGTAGCTATTGACGCGCGAATCAGAGGAGACTACAGGTCGATCCAGATAAGGCGTCAATGGTGACGTCTGACAACAACGGGAAGTCCATCATGAAGACGCACAACGAACGAATCGCTGAGATCGCGACCATCAAGCTCGCGCCGGAGGACACGATCGGTGCGACGATCAACTGGGTTCTCGCGAAGAACCCGGTCCCCGTCGATGTGATCGCGGATCGGTTCCTCGATGAGGGGCTCGACCCCCGGGAACTCCCGCCCGCAACGTCCGGCATGGCCCGGTTCCGGGAGCTCTGCATGTACACGCACCAGAGACTTCATCGTAAGACGCTTTGCGGTCACAAGCGGGAGTACGTGTCAACGGTGGTAAGGCATCAGGGGCAAGACAAGCGCCTGACGTCCTTCGCGTATTCGATCAACACGACCGCCTCGGCGACCGAGGTCGCCCGCATCGTGCAGGTCGGGACGCTGACGTACGATTCGTCGGTGGACTCGTACCACTGGAGGTTCGCGGCCGACCGCAAGAGCCGCCGCGAGACCGACGAGGAGTACCAGGATCGATGCCTCGCCGCACAACCCGGCTGCGACCGCGAGGACCTCGAGTTCTTCGGCGCGTTCGCGGAGAGCGTGCTCAGCGAGGTCGAGATCTACGCGACTGCGCCGCACTACGACGTGGTCCGCATCCGCGAGATCGTCCGCGACCAGTTCCTCGCGGGCGGATGCTATCCGCTGTCGTCGCGCGGTGGGTTCTGGTTCGCGCCGCGCGTCGGCGAGAACGGCCCCATGCAGCACGCAGAGCGCGTCATGCGGGCGATCGAGGCACTGGACCCGGGCAACCGGTTCATGCTGCTTACGATGCCGAAGGACGCGTCCACGTTGGAGACGGCCGCCGCTGTCGTCGAAGACGGGTTGATGACCCGTGTCGGTGAGATCGAAAAGGCGATCGACGGCCTCACGCAGACGCGGGCAGGACAGCACGACTCCCGGATCGCGGAGCTCGTCGACGTCGCCCAGCGCGCGGACCTGTACCGCGAGATCCTCGGGCTTGCGACGGACTCGCTCCAGCAGCGCATCGATTCGATTCGGGCGGTGATCGCCGAGCAGACGGCGCGGTTCGAGGCCGAGCGCGCCGAGGTATTGCTCGCGCGGGAAGCCGCGAAGGCCGCACCGGTCGACCCCTCGAAGCCGTCGCTTGCGGTCTTCGCGAGGTCGACGAAGCGGCAGATCCGGGACGCAGTCCAGTCGGCTACCGACCGTGGTCAGGCGGTGGCGGTCTTCGGCGATCTCCGGCTGCACGTCGAGTCGGACCCGGCGCTCGGCTACACGTTCAGCGTCGAGGGACCGGACGGGGAGACGATGCGGACCGGGGCGGCATCGACTCAGCGCGGGTGCATCGACGCGATCCGCGCGCTTAGGGACTGATTCTCGTTCGAGTTCATGCGGCGGCGATCCGGCAACGGGTCGCCGTTCGCAATTTCAACGCCGGGCCGATCTTGCTGTCTCATTACTGTTGACAGGCGCATCATATCGCACTACACGCTGGGCCAACGGTCACTGACCGAAGCCGCACCACCACCATCCGAGGAAGTCAGATGAACGCGACGCAGGCAGAAATCATCAAGCGGATCCAGGCAATCCGCGCCGACCTCAACAGGAGATTTCGTCTCCGCGAGGACGTCATCGGGGCCATGCTGGCCTCGATGCTCGCAGGCGAGTTGATGCTCCTCCTTGGCCTCCGTGGCGAGGCCAAGACCGCGATCGTTGAAGCCCTCGCGGGCTACATCTCCGACGGGCGGCACTTCTCGGTCGGGCTCGCGAAGAGTTCGACGCCGGACGACGTCCTCGGGGGCGTCGACGTGGTCGCGCTCCAGAATGGGACCTACCGCCGCAACACGGACGGGTTCCTCCCGACTGCGACGACATTCCTGCTGGACGAGGGGTTCAAGTCGAACAACCCCACCCTGCAGGCTCTCCTGCGAGTCCTGAGCGAGCGAGAGTTCCAGGGACAGAAGATTCCGGCGCTCTTCGGCGCTCTGGCGTCGAACGAGCTTCCGGCCGAGTTGCGCGGCCAGAAGGGCGGAAAGACCGCCGACCTCGGGCCGTTCGAGGATTCGTTGCTGGCCTTTTTCGACAGGTTTTTCCACAAGCTCGACGTCCAGCCGCTTGCACCGGGTTCGGGCAATTGGGATGACGTCGTGTTCGGGGCGGCTTCTGACGCCGCCTCGGCAGTCCGCGTGACAACGGACGAGATCCGCGACCTTCAGCGGCTCGTCTGCAGCGTGGCCCTCGGTGCCCCGATGCAGGACTCGATCCGCTCAGTCGCGCAGAAGATCGCGACAGAGAAGGTCCACGTCTCGACTCGGACGTGGCGCAAGGCGGTCCGCATGCTGCGCGCTCACGCCCTGCTGGACGGCCGCATGACCGTCCGCAAGTCCGACCTGCGATGGCTTGAGCACGCGCTCTGGACGACCCCGGACCAGCGGCAGATCATCCGCGAGATCGTCACCTCGGCGGGAAGCCGCGAGGTCGCCGAAGCGCTGGCGATCGAGGTGAAGGCCGCAGAGCTCATGACTGCGTTTGCCGACCGCAGGCTCGCGGTCTCGTCCTCGGGTGACCTGTACATCTCGCCGACACCGGTATCCCAGCTCGCTGCGGCGTCGGCGAACGAGCCGCTCGCTGCGTGGCTGAAGCGCCAGTCGGGAGAGCTCCAGCAGCTCGCCGCCAAGGATGACGATGACGAGATCAAGCGGGTCCAGGGATTCGTGGACGCCAAGCGCGGCGAGGTGATCGACTCGATCATGCGCCGCTTGAAGCAGATCTGACGACCGCTTGGTCTGCGATTTCGAACGCGGACCAGTCCCGAACGACCCGACCCCGAAACGTGCTTTTGGCCATATGTGTTTTCTAGATCTAGATCTAGATCTTGATCAGAGAAGAGAAAAAAACACGCGCGAGAAGCACGGTTCCGGGTCGGCCCGGCGAGGACCGATCCTGATCCGAAACCTCCGACGATGATGTCGGGCGGCTGTTCGGACGCCGGGACCCGCGATCGGATGGAATCCGCGATAAAACGCAGAACGAGTTGACAAGCGCGATCAATCGCGCTACACGCTGAACCAGACGAAGAACGCTGCCGCGCTTGAGGCGCTGACAGGGGGCGGACGATGAACGAGAACGCAAAGGCCGAGCTGGCCAGACTGGAGAACCGGAACGTTCGTCTCGCCCTCGATGGGCTGGTGAAGGCTCGGTACGAGCGAGCCCGTGCGTCCTTCGGAGTTCTCGGCGAGGCCGAGACTGCGATGGGCGATGCAGCCGGTGAGCACGGGGCGCTGATGACCCGCGACGTGTTCACGGCGCTATACGCGCCTGGAACCGAGGTCGACGCCGAGACGGACGGCACGCCGATCCGCCGCATCCTCGATTGGACGGCGAAGGAGCTTGAGCGGCTCCCCGAGTGGCGGCAGCTTCAAGCCGCGTCGAGGGACAACGTGATCGGGTCCGCGATCGCTGCGCAAGCGGTTGTCGACCATCTTGCGGATCTCGACTGGCCGAAGGCCGAGGACCGTACGTCCCTCGCCACGCGAGATGGCGAGAAGTACGAGGTGAAGCGCTGCGGGAGCCGAGTATGCGTGACCCATTCGTTCCCGGGGATGGTCGTGCCGTTCGAGACGTCAAAGGACTTCGGGAGTTGCTCTAGCGCGTCAGCGAGGATCGACGCCCTAGCGTCGGAATTGCGCTCCATGGGCTTCGCGGTGAGCTGCGGAAAGTCCGAGGCTGGGGCGCTCGAAGAACTCGCCGACGGGCTTGAGTCCGACGACATGGCCGGCCCGATGCTGCGCGGTCGGATCGCGCAGGACCTCCGCGACGCTGCGGAGCGGGCCAAGCAGATCGAGGCGTCAATCCGCATCGGCTACGACCTGTCCGAGGCAGACGGAGCGCTCCGTGACCCGGACGTAGATGCGATGAAGTTCGCGGACCGCTTGGCATCGTCCAAGCAGCTTTCCGACTTCATGCGGCACATCGGCCGATTCCTCGACGCGATGAAGGACTCCCGGGTCCGGGAGCGAGTTCGCGGCACGGTGATGCCGTACGACATCTCGACGACGCGGCAGTTCTCGCGCCTTCTGCCGGCAGAGATCGCGATGCTCGCGCTGCCGGCAACGCGGTCGCTGCAGGCGGCCCGGATCATTTCCGGGCAGGCGCTCGGGTGGCAGACCGTCGACATCGGCTCGAAGGGCCGTGGTCCGATGCGGATCGCCCTCGACATGTCCGGGTCGATGCAGTCGTGGCAGACCGAAGCCAAGGCGTTCGCCGTTGCTGCGGCCCTGCACGCCGTTGAGAGCGGCCGCGAGGCCTCGGTTGTGGTGTTCACCACGTCCGTCCGCGAAATCGGCCTTGCGGCAGCGGAGGGGCCTTCTCGCATGCGCCTCATCGAGGACATCCTTCGCATCGTGCCGTCGGGGGGGACGGACTTCCGCCCGCTCGTACGCGACTGCGAAGACCTGCCGCACGGGACCGACGTGCTGCTGATCTCCGACGGCTGCGGCGAGATCGACGCGGCACGAGCTCGCGAGGTCTTCAGTGCCCGAGCACTGCAC